ACGCCACTGCCGTCACTGGTGTTTATCGTTATGCGACAGAAGATGTGCCACCTCTTCCTCTAGATAATCAAACAGAAGTAGTTTCAATCTACGACGAAATTATTGCTGCTAAGAGAATTACTGACATCTATGCTAGAGCAGTTATCAGACGCTATAACTGGGATCTTGTTGCCAATCCCAAATTTGATATGTGGAAACCAGACTATTCTGCTACCCCAGGTGGTGGCGGTCAGATTGGTAAAACAGCAGCAACTGGAGCCACCTCAATTGCTGATGCTAAGTTCTATGTAATGAATTCGGCATACGAAGTATTTAAGTGCCTTTACAATGGTCAAAATCCTTCAAATGCCAGTGGTCAAAACGCAACCGAAGAACCAATTACAACTGGTGCTAACTATGCTTCGGCAACTGGTCTTTACACAGAAACAACTGGTGCTGGATATATTTGGAAATATATGTACACCATTCCAACTGATGATGTACTAAGATTCTTATCATCAGACTTTATGCCAATTGTTCTTCCATCAAATGCTTCCCGTACCGCTGTAACAGCAGCTGCTGTTGATGGAGCATGTGATGTAGTTCTAATTGAAGATGCTGGATCTGGTCTTCCTGCCTCACAGACTCTCTATACATCTATTAAGGGAGATGGAACAGGTGGTATTGTTAGATTTACTACAAATGGTAGTGGAAATATCACCTCCGCTTCAATTCAAGCAAGAGGATCTGGTTATACATACGCAAACGTACTTCTAAGTAATGGCAACCTATTCAGCAACGTTGGTCTATCAACTGCTGTTGCTACTTCTGCTGGATGGAAAGGAGCTCTTGAAATTATTCTAGCGCCTCTTGGTGGTCACGGTAAAGATCACGAATCTGAATTGAATGCCAAGAGAGTCATGACAAATATTCGTCTGACTTATTCTGAAGGTTCTGGAGATTTTCCAGTTGATAACGACTTCCGCAGAATTGGTATTCTTAAGGATCCATACAACTATGGTACAACCACTTTCTCTACAGCAGACACTCTATCTGGTCTAAAGGCAATTAAGATCACTGGAGCAACAGCCGATTTCATTCCAGATGAAAGAATTCAACAAACAGTAAGTGGTGGAACAGCTTATGGAACAGTTGTTTCCTGGACTCTTGATAGTGGATCAACAACCACGGGAGTTCTGAAGTATATTCAAACAACTGATGCCCATACTGATAGTGGTGTTGTTAGACCATTCGCTAGCAATGGAGCAAATGCTATTACTGGATCATTATCAAACGCTTCTGGAACAGTAAATACTTCATATGCTTCATCCTTACTGGGAATGACATTTGCTGCTGGTTTAGCAAATCCAGAAATTGAAAATAATTCTGGTGAGATTATCTACGTCGAGAATCGTCGTCTAATCACTCGTGCTCCTGACCAGATTGAAGATATCAAACTAGTAATTGAGTTCTGATTTATATTTTACTCCGCTAAATACTAACGACTAGATGTTTGTATTTGGCGGAGTACGATGCCTCAGAAGACTAATCTTAACGTAAATCCTTATTACGAGGACTTTGATGCGAATAAGAATTTTTATAAAATTCTATTTCGTCCAGGTTACTCTATTCAAGGCAGAGAATTAACTCAACTACAGTCTATTCTTCAGAATCAAATAGAAAGCTTCGGAAAGTATGCTTTCAAACAAGGAGAGATGGTTATACCTGGAGAGGTTAGTCTCAATACAAAATTAGATTATGTAAAACTATCTTCAGTTTCCGAAGTAGCAGTAAACGAAGGAAATGATATTGTATATAAGAAATATGATATTAATCAATTAATTGGTCAACAATTAATTGGATTAACTTCTGGTGTTATTGGAACGATTCAAGCAGTAAAAGAAGCAACCGAAACCACTTCAGATACAATTTTTGTAAATTATCTAACCAGTGGTAATTCAAATACGGAATCAACTTTTAGACAGGGAGAAACCCTAGAAGTTATTGATGGAGTAAATACTCCTCTACTAGTTGTAGGAACAGACGGTAGTGTGCTCCCTACAAGTATTACAATCACAAATCCAGATACTAATCAGACAACTTCACTACAAAGTCCAGCAATGGGTTATGCTTCTGCCGTAAAGGTTGAAGAAGGAATTTATTTTGTAAACGGGTATTTTATCCGCAATCAATCAGAACTTCTAGTAATAGATGAATATTATGACAAACCATCGGCAAAAGTTGGTTTTGTTATTAATGAAAGAGTTGTTACTCCAGAGGAAGATGCTTCACTATATGATAATTCAATAGGATCATCGAACTATACAGCTCCTGGAGCACATAGATTAAATATTTCACTTTCATTAAAGGAATTTGATCTAAACGCTATTACTGATAAGAACTTTATTCAATTAATTACTATTTCCAGAGGAGTAGTTCAGAAAAAAGTATCGCAAACAAATTATAATTTAATTGAAGAAACATTAGCAAGAAGAACATTTGATGAAAGTGGAGATTATGTTGTTGATAATTTTTCAATTGATGTTAGAGAATATGCTCAAAGGGGTTCAAATAAAGGAATATATTCTGTAGATGAGTTTGGTCTTTATAATGGATTAACATCAACTGAGGCATCCAGAAAAATGGTTGCTAGCATTGGTCCAGGTAAGGCATACATTAAGGGATTTGAAATTGTAAACAAAGAGATTAAATACTTACCAATTGAAAAGGCAAGAGAAAGTCTATCAAGTGATAATGTAACTTTAAAAACAAAGGGACTTCCAACATTTACATTAACCAATGTTTATGGTAGTGTTCCTCTCAATAAAGAAGGATCAGATTTAACAGCATATCCAGATGTATTTTTGTATTCATCATTCAATGATGGATCAATTGGTTTAAACAATACAGAACTATCAACTGATCATAGACAAACTCTTAATAGAAGAGGTCTCATTTTCAATTCAAATGATGCCATAAAAACAATTACGATTCAAGTAACCAGCACAACGACATTACTTGGATCTATTACTGATGGCACATTTCAAAATCTAATTGGAACTTTATACTACATTAAATCTAGAAGCGATGGAGGATCCCCAACTTCAATTGGCAGTATCAAGTCAATTTCATATGCTAGCGTTAACAAACCTCTTATAAATCCTTCAGTCTCTGTTCAATTTTTAGAGCTTACAGTTACTGGTCCAAAAAATGAACTAGAATTAATTCTTCTCGAATATGACAATGGAGATGATACTTTCAGAAGAAAATTATTTTTCTCAGAGAGTGATGCTCAAAATGATAACAGCGAATTTGGTTTTATTGTTGATTACAGACAATCAATTACTCCAGTTATCGGAAAAGTAAAACCAAGTAACTTTTATATCCAACAGAGAGGTTCTGGATTTAACCCAGATTCTGATATTATTTTATCAAAAGGACGTTTAACTGGTGGATCTTCTGCTTACAATACGATATTTGGATTGTCATATTTTGATCCCCAATTCTTCACAAAGATAACTCTAGAATCCGCTCCAACAGGCACCAATGCTTTTGAAATAGGAAAGTATATCTATGGTCTAACAAGTGGCGCATACGGCGTTGTAGAGGGCGCTCCATCTGGAGTTTATAGTACAAACAATCTCTTATTTGTAAAAACATTATCTGGAAGATTTTTATCTGGAGAAACACTAAGAGATGAATCTGGCAATACAACAAGAATTGCTAGAGAAAATACTCTTTCTCATTTTATTGTTCAGAATAGAGGTCTTGGTTATGCTCCAGGTGCCAAAATTGTAATCAATGGATTGGAATTTGATTCTTCCAAGATTGAATTATTTACATCTGGTGATGGCAAAATTTATAAAGCAATTATCAACAATCGTAATGCTGTAACTACCGAATATTCACAACCTCCTGCTGTCAGTGTTAATAATCCCCCAGCAGCAACTCCGCCAAATGCTGGTGCTGCTATCATTCCAGTATTGTTTAGAGATACAGTTGTTACATATACTCCCCAGAACGTAAAATCTGTTGGAGCTAGATATGGTTCTGGAAATGCCAATGTTTTTAGCGCAGACATATTAGTAGACAATCAGAATTTCTCGGAAATTAAATCAGTTACTGATTTTACTTTCTTTGGATTCCAAGGATATGATTTTATAGAATCTACAAGCTTTAGTGCGGATGCTAGCACAATTTTACAGCAAGGAGATATTATTCAATTTTCTGATGTGAATAATGAATTGGTTCGTGCTATTGTCCAATATGCCACAAAACCAGCTGGTTCATCAAAAACAAGAATATATCTAGACACTGTTCTCCCAGGAGATGTAACTAATACTAGTATTGTACGTTTGAGACCAAAATTACAGAATTCAAATTCTGGAACTTTACTATTCCCAACTGGTAGTAAGCAGGTTGGTAAAATTTCTGCTGGTGGAGATGATACAAAGATCAAGTATTACTTCAGAAGAGATTTTGTAACTACTGCTTCTTCTAGTGGAGGAACAATTACTTTTGCGGCACAACTTCCATTTGGTACTCAACGATTTGCTGCTTTCTCTGAAAATAATTTTGTTATCACTGTTTTAGATGAAGGAGATGCTCCAAATATTTCTAATGGTGATATTATCTACGTTAATCCAGATGCGATAGAAATAGCATCATCTACTGATACCGCGAGTGGTTTAACTTCTGGAAGTATCAGTTTACAACTTCCTTCAACGTATTTTGGAAATATTCCACCAAATGGACAATTCCCAAAATTAAAACTAACAGCAACTCTAGAAGTAAGCAATGCTAAACCAAGATTAAAAACAGTTGTTAGAAATAAAAGAATTCTAGTCTCTTCTTCTGGCGATAGAGTAATTCCTTTTAGAGGAACTGATTATGATAACGAAGTGGTGGATGTATTATCATATTCAGATGCTTTTAAATTAAGATATGTTTATGAAGGAACGTCTACCCAACCCCCATCAGTTGATACAGCTGGCAATTTAATTTCTGGAACTGATGTTACTTCAAGATTTACATTTGATGATGGTCAAAGAGATACAATATATGATGTATCAAGAATTGTTTTAAAACCAGGATTTGAACCAACAGTTGGGCAATTAATTATTGCTTTTGATTACTTTGAACATTCACAGGGAGATCTATGTACCATTGATAGTTACTTACATGAAGCTGGAGTAACAGAAGATGAAATTCCACTATTTAATTCTTCAGTTCATGGTAACCTTGAGTTAAAGAACGTTCTTGACTTTAGACCAAAGGTTGATAATGATGCCATTATTCCTGGATTCCAAGATACTTCATCTTTAGAAGTAACAAGTGGTCAGTTTGCTGGATCTGGATCTGTAATTTCTGTTACACCTGCTCCAGATTCAAATCTGGAATATACATTCTCATTCAGTCAAGTTCAATATCTCGATAGAATTGATGGAATTTTCTTAAACAAAAAAGGAGAGTTTTTTGTAAAAGAAGGAAACTCATCACTAAATCCATCAAAACCCGATACAATTGATGATGCTGTTGCTTTATTCTATGTTTATATTCCTGCTTACACAAAAACTAGTAACGATGTTCGTGTAACTCCTGTTGATAATCGCAGATACACGATGAGAGATATTGGAAAACTCGAAAAGCGTATCGAACGCTTGGAGTATTACACAACTCTCAGCATACTTGAGCAGCAAGCTTTGAATATGCAGGTCAAAGATGAAATTGGTCTTGATAGATTTAAGAGCGGATTTTTTGTAGATAATTTCGAATCCCATAAAATTGGCAATTTAAGTTCGTTAGATTATAGATGTTCCATTGATAGTCAGCAGTCTGTCCTTCGTCCACAAGCGAAAGAAGATTCTGTCAATCTAGTAGAAGTAAATACAAGAGAAGATCAAAGAGCAGTTTCTGGATACAAAAAATCTGGTGACATTATCACACTACCATATACAGATTTAGAATTATTTGGCAATAGTTTTGCGTCAAAAACTATCAATCCAAACCCATTTGTTGTTATTCAATATGTTGGAGATGTTCAAGTATCTCCAAATGTAGATCACTGGTATGATCAAAGTATTGATCCTATAGTCGTAGATACAAATACTAGCCTTTTCAATATTTTCTTGGCAAAAGATGATTCGAAAGAAAGTTTCTCAAGTCTTCATAATTCTTTCCTTGTAAATTGGGTAGGAACTTCTTCTGCATTTACGGCAATCAATTCGTTGGGAGAAGTTAATTCGCAGCAAGCAATTTCAACTGTTTCATCTGCTTCTGTTGCTAGTTCTTCAAATATTAGTCCACAGAATAATGAGATTGGTAAAGGAGTTCAAACAAAATCAATTAATGGAAATCTAGTATCATCTGCTTTAGCATTCTTTGCCAGAAGTATTCCAGTCAAGTATGTGATAAGAAGACTCAAACCAAATACTGTGGTTAATGTATTCCTCGAAGGAAGAAATGTTAATCGTTGGGCAAATCCAGATTTAAGATTTACTGGAGTTGCTGGTAATTCTCTATCATCTTTCAATGGAAGAATTGTTACTGATGAGAATGGAAATGCTAGTGGATTAATCTTAATTCCAGCTGGATTACCACCAAGAGAAAACGCAATATGGACTGGTGATGTTGATACAATTGACTATGATTCTTCTGGGGATGAAATTCGTTTGACAACTGGTGCATTAACTTTTAGATTTACTTCCAGTGCCACCGACGAGTCAAAAGACACAGTAGATACTTATGCCGAGGTCAAGTATTATGCCACTGGCATCCTACCAGAAAATCCTGGAAGTATTGTATCAACTAGACCATCATATTTCAAGTCAAATGAAGGTGTTCAAATTGTTGATAATAATACTGATAATCCATTAAGACCAAATCCTTTAGCACAAACTTTCAAGATAGAAAATTATGATGGCGGATTATTTGCTACTGGTGTTGATTTATTCTTCTCCAAGAAGAGTAGCAATGTACCCATCAAGGTTTATTTAACTGATGTTGTTTCTGGAAAGCCAGGAAAAAATATCATCCCAGGAACAGAAAAAGTTTTAAATCCAAATACATATTTAAAATGCTACACTAATGGAAATGTTTCTGTAACAAAGGGAGAAATAGTTACTGGTTCTAGCTCTTCTGCTAGTGGTCCTATTCTCAAGATCATTGATAAAAATGGTGTTGAAGTTGTAGCATCAACTTCTGGAACATATTCTCTCACAAATGAGCAAGTTTACACACTTGTTCTGAGCAACCACAACGGTAAATCATTTAGACAAAATGAAGATCTGATAATTCCTTCTGTCACTTTAGCAAATGCTACAGAAGCATCCCAATTAAAATTAACAATTGCTAAAGATAGCGGAAAATTATCTGACATTAAGATTAAAACTACTGGTCAAAATTACGACAGTGCTATTCTAACAATAGAAAGTCCACAACTTCCAGGTGGTTCTGTAGCAACTGCTCGTATTGAAGTCTCTGGAGGTAAAGTATATAATGCTGAAATCTCACTCCCAGGATTTGGATACACCGAAGCACCATCAGTTGTTGTTAAGGGTGTTGGAAATGGTGCTGGCGGATGTGAAATAGAAACCTTCATTGAAATAGACACACCAGCAGTTCAAATGGGTGTAGCAACAGATTCTGCTGGTGTTACAAATTCAACAACACCAACTAGATTTGAATTTGATTATCCAATCTACTTACAAAATGATACTGAATATGCTCTTGCGTTAGAGACCGATTCTATTGATTATGAAATTTGGGCATCACGTCTTGGAGATATTGATGTGTCCACAAGCACTGTAATCACAACTCAACCTTCTCTTGGTTCTGTTTATAGATCACAGAATATTGATAGTTGGACAGAAGATATTTTTGAAGATCTTAAATTCAAGATGTATCGTGCTGAATTTGATATTTCCAGACAAGCGGAAGTTCTCATTACAAACAAAAAACTTGGTTATGAATTATTAGATTCAAATCCATTTGAGACTAATGCCAGCTCAAATACTAATGCCACATCAAAATTATTTAAGAGCAATAACAGTATTCTAAAAGTGAAGCATAGAGATAATGGATTTGAAGATTCTGGAAAATCCTATGTGTTCTATAGAAGTGCCGAGGAAACTGCTGGAATTACAGCAGATATTTTAAATAACACATTATTTAAAATTACTAACTCGGGCATTGACACTTACAATATTACTTCCCTGTCTAAAGCTGCTGGAAATGCTTTGGGAGGAGGGGATAGTGTATATGCTACTTACAATAGAAAATACGAGGTTCTTTATCCACAAATCCATTATCTAACTTCAACTGGAACTACTTTGGATACATTTGTAAAAACCACAAATATAGTTCCAGTTGATTCGTCTACAACAAATTATACTTCATATTCACAAACTGATTTCGAAAAGACATTTATAAATGAACCACATTACTTCACCAATCAAAAAATTGTCTCTTCTGAAATCAATGAAACTTTGAACAATATTGATAGATCATTGACATATAAAATGATTTTGTCTTCTACAAAATCATATCTCTCTCCAGTGATTGATTTGTCAAGTGCTTCAGTAAAACTAAAAACAAATAGAGTTGAGAATGCTTCTGGTCAAGAAAATAGATTTGGAAGAAGAGATCAAATTATAGAATTCTATCCAATTTATAAGTTTAGTTTATCTGGAAATGCTGGTACTCAAATACAATCAAATCAAACTATCACAGGAAAAACTACAAAAGCAACTGGAACTGTAGCAAAGGTTGAAGGTGTAAACGTTTGGGTTCGTGTAAAAACAAGTCAATTCTTCCAACAGGGGGAAGGTGTGAATCTTGGCAATCAATTATCACTTACAAATGTGAGTATTGATTCAAATCCATCTCAGATATTTGTTTCTATTGCTGATTCATCAACACTGGTTGCTCGTAACCCATCTTCAATTTTACAGACATATGATAATATCATCACTGGAAAAACTATAATATGGAATAACAAGACACAAGAACTTATTGTTCGTAATGATGTTCAACCAATTAATGATGATTTTAATGGAAGAATTGTTGATAATGTTTTGTTTAACAGAAATGCTGTGGTTGTAGATCAAATCAAAGATATCTTCAGAGTTGGAGATTTTGTAAAATATCCAAATCAACCAGATAGCGAGGCTTCCTTCTTGGAAGTTGGAAGAATATCTTATACAAATGGTATTGATTATGTTTCTGATAACACCTCAAAAAATAGTTCTTCTGTTTCAAAATACATAACTAAGGAAATTTCTATAAACAATCCAGCGACTTCAATTGATGTTCGCCTGACCGCCAATATTAAAGACGTATCAAATATACAAGTCCTCTATAGATACAAGAAGGCATCAAGTCAGGAAAACTTTGAAGATATTGATTGGATTTATTTTAATGAGTCTGGAAATCCAGATACGTTAGAAATTGCTTCAAGTGAAAATACCATTTCTTTTACCACAGAGAAGCAATCTTCGTATCAAGAATTTAAGTATAGTGTGGCGAATTTACCAGAATATTCATCTTTTGCTGTTAAGATTGTTATGAAATCGGTTGATCCAGCTTATGTTCCAAAGATTCAAGATATCCGCGCCGTTGCTTCATTTTAATTGTTTTAAAGGGAATAATTCCGCATATGGATTATATAAAAGTTAGTGGTCATGACGGTCTTGTAAGGGATCAAAATACAGGTGCTATCTTGAATTTAGACGATTATGCTATAGAGTCTAGAAAGAAAGCAAAGTACTTGAGTTCCGCGATCAATGATATAAATATGTTGAAGAATGAACTAAGTGAAATCAAAAAATTACTAAGAGAGATAATAAAAAATGGCGGTTCTTAGATCGGTTGCTAAAACAGATACTTTTGAGAGTCAAAGATTAACTATCAATTTAATAGGTCAAGATTTATTCTCACTATCTTCTGGTACATCAGCGCAAGAATTTGCAAGACTACTGGTATCAGACGGAACCGAAGTATTGCCATCGTATTCATTCTCCGATGAATCTAACCTTGGATTATACAGAAGTGATATCGCATCAATTTCTGTTACGGCATCTGATTCAAATGTATTTAAGTTTTCATCAAATGGTAATGTTTCTTATAGAGACTTAAAATTTACAAAATATTATATTCAAAATGCTGATATCAGCATTACAGATCCTGGTTCTGGATATGATGTTGGTACTTATACAGATATTCAATTAATTGGAGGATCTGGAACAGGAGCAGTTGCTGATATTATTGTATCTCCAATCGTAGGATCTATAACAAATTCTGGTTCTGGATATACCGAAGGAAATTATGGAAATCCATTTAAATTTAGGACAATATCTGGTTCTGGTTCTGGAGCAAGAGGAACGATTGTTGTTTCAAGCACTGGCAATATCAGTTCTTTTGTTATAACAGATTATGGAACAGGATTTGTATCTGGTAATACTATAGGATTATATCAACCCCTATCTGGTGTTTCTACAACTTTAAGCACATCAAGTACACAAATAACTGTTCCCAGCACGACAACAATTGTTACTGGATCCACGGTAACTGTTACATCTGGAACTGGAACATTAGCCGCACAAACTACTGTTAGTAGTATCATTGATAATACTACTATCGAATTATCTACAGCGCCAACAGCAGATGGAAGTGCTATTCTTATATTCACTCCATTGTATGGAAATGGTAGCAATTTTGTATACACTATTTCCGAAATTGATTCTGTAGAATCTATTGATGTTATTGGTGGTGGTAGTGGGTATAAACTTGGTGATATTGTTACAGTAAATCCAGGAGATTTGTCCGTTCCAACGGAGTATGATGTTGATATAGTCACTCTACAATCTATAACATTTAGTGGAACGATAACATCTGGAACTTTTGTAGTTGGTGGCACTATAGAGTTATCATCAGGTGGATCCCCTTATGAAATTTATGAAGTTAATACATCTGGTGGAAATATTACTTCTATAGTAGTCGCAAATGGTGGATTTCAAGCATCCGATGTCATTATTAAAACTGGAATTGTTTCTCCAACGTATACAATTGCCACTGCTACAAATACCGATAGATATAGAATAGATGATGTTGTAACTCCAGATATCACACTTTATGTTGGATCAAAGTATATATTTAATTACCCATCTGGACATCCATTCTCACTATCAACAACCAATAATGGTATTCACAATGGTGGAACTGAATACACAAATGGAGTTACTAGAGACGAAATCGCAAATACTCTTACAGTAATACCAAATATATCATATCCCACTACCATATATTATTACTGTACAAATCATTCTGGAGAAGCTGGATCTGGCAACTTTACAATTAGTTCAAGTAATCCCAATCCCCCAGGAAGTGGATTACAAATAACTTTATCTACTATATCTATAGATGACACTGTAGATATTGATATTGTTGATGGAGATATCAGTTCAAATTCGGCAACAATTCAGAATCTCACATCATCTACTGGTAATATAACAGCACTAACATCAACTAATGGATCTATAGTTAGTTTATCTTCAACGACTATTTCTGGACAAGGTAGTGGTCTGACATTATCTTCTAGCGGTACTACAAATATTACTATAAATCCTGGCGCCAATTTAAACATTGGATCTGCTCTATCAATTGAAAAAAGTTCTGGTAACATCACAACTTCTGGTGTCATTAAAAGCACAGGGTCCTTCAATTCATCAGATGTCTTAACAATCCAAACTAATAATATTTCTTCAACTGGAGACAATAATATCGTTTTGTCTCCAGCAACTGGAAAAAATGTAAAAGTTTCTGCTACTACTTCTTTAGTTGTTCCTGTTGGAAATACTTTACAGAGACCATCTGGGGCAAATGCTGAGAGTGGATCAATACGATTTAATACAGAAACACAACAATATGAAGGATATAATGCTTCTGTGGCAGCATGGTCATCTCTGGGAGGAGTAAGAGATGTAGATGGAAACACATATATTATTGCTGAAGAATTTACTGGAGCAAATGATAATAATATATGGTTTTATAATGGAGGTATAAACACACTAAGAGTCACTCAAAATTCTTTAGATCTTATAGATGCGAGAACAATAAAGTCATATGATTATTCTGGATCTGAACATTGGGCGCCATTTAAATATTTTTCTCTTGGAGACTTCGTATCTTATAATGATAATATTTACGAAGTTACATCTGCTGGTCTAACCGATTCAGATCCACCTGTTCATATCACTGGATCTGTAATTGCTAATGGTGGAAATCCACCTATCGTAGGAGCAATTGCTACGTATACCGTTTCAACCCCCTCTGGAAATAATTCCACTGGAAATTATACGTATGTAGATCCATATGGCGGAGCAACATTTTTCATAGTTTTCTCATCTGGCAGTTTAATAAGTATTGATATAACTTCACAAGGAACTGGTGGATATTCTATTACTGGTGGTGGAGTTAGTAATATCATCACTATTCCTGGAACATCTATTGGAGGAGAAACACCATTAGATAATTTAACAGTAACAGTTACTGGACTTGCTGGAGCTATTGAACTTACATTTGATAGACTAGCATTTGGAGAAGTTATTTTTGATAGTGTAACGGATGTATCTATAAAAAATGCTCCATTATTTGTACAAGATACTACTACTTCAGCACAATTAGAAATTTCATCTGAAGGTATTGAGTCTAATGGAACTTTAACTCTGACAGCGCCAGCAGGTTCCAATGTTGTTATTGATGCCGTATCTTCCCTTGCTATCCCATCTGGAACTGAAGCTCAAAGAGGAACTCCAATTCCAGGATCTATAAGATATAACACAACTTCAAATCAATACGAAGGTTATAATTCTTCGTCTTCAAATTGGTCATCTCTCGGTGGAGTGAGGGATGTAGATGGCAATACTTATATTGTTCCAGAGTTATCATCTGGTAGCAATGAAAATATTTTATATTTTTATAATGACGGGGCAAACACATTACAAGTAAAAAAAACTGATCTGAGATTTGAAGAAATTGATACAATAACTTCAGCAAATGAATCTTTAGATTTTAATGTCAATACTGTTAGTTTCAATACTACAGATTTTTCGATTGATAATAGCAATTTATCTACTTCTTTACTATCTTCATCAAAAACAAATCTTGATTTGGGAATGAGTGTGGGATTAACAGTAGATACTGTTATTAGATTTACTTCAAGTGGAGAAATTTATTTGAATAAATCTTTCGGAACTGGAATATTTAATGGCATTAAGTTTTTAGATAACGCATTAAAAACTTTTGAACTTGATGATGTTCAAATCAAAACATTTGAGATAGTATTACAAAAAGGAGTTACAAACTCTGGATCTACATCTATTTACGATCCAAATATCATAAGTAGTTCAAAAATAACAGTAAGTGCTGTAGATATAGTTACTGACGATGTTCAAACAGAAGAATATAATGTTATAGTCAAGTCTGGTGACATATATAACGTTGAGTATGGATCAAATAAAACATCAACGTTATATTCTGCTTCTTTTGATATATCTCCAGCTGGCAATTTGAGAATTAATATTACTCTCTCTAATAGCGTTCCTGTAAATAATGAAGTTGTTATTACTATAATTAGTACAAACGTTAAGAAATAAAAAATGGCATTAATTAATAACCCATTAGATTCTTCTTTTGGATTTTCAGTAAATGATGTTAATGTTTTAAATTCCACAAGGGATTTGCAGAATATTAACTCCGTATCTATTCAAAACTCAAACTTCTCTGATATAGTAAAGAAAGACTATATTTTGAGAGGTATTGACAGTGGTTTTTTAACCTTGGATGGATTAACTATTCTCTCTCTTCCTTCAAACAGTATTAATTTTGTTGATTCCAAAATTATTGGAATAAACACTGATGGATCTGGATACTACTCTGTTAAATTCGAATCAACCATTACTGTTAGTTCTGTTGGAGATGTAATTGGAAGATCTCTAATAAAAAGTATTATATCTGATCAGGTTCCTTCTGGACAATCTTGGCAGGTTAGTGAATATGATGCTGGAATATCCAATCAATATAGTTTTTCAACGTCTAGAAGTGGAACACCAGATAGTGTAAAATGGACTGGTTACATCCAAGTTATTAGTACATCTTTGTGAATATTGTTGAATAAATAAACCAGGGATTAATAATATCTTGGAGTTTCCAGTAAGATGAGTCTAGAATTTAATGCTGATAGGCAGGAAGTAAGAGCTTCTAATCTTAAAATTTCTAGTTCGGATGATTTAACATTCCGTTCTGGAAATGGAAATGACGAAAAAGAAGTTTTACGTGTATTGATTGATCCTGTAAGTAAGCTTCCTCGTATTGGTGTTAATAGAACAGGAAGAAGATTACAAAGCATTACAGTTTTAACAGCTGGAAGTGGATACACAATTGCCCCAAGTGTTCTTATTTCCCCACCAGATGATCTTGTCAATGGAATACAAGCAACTGCTACCGCACTAATTCTTGGTGGTTCGTTATTAGGAATCTCAATCAACAATGTTGGATTTGGATATTCTTCCCCACCTACGATCACAGTATCTGGAGGTGGAGGATCTGGAGCTACCGCAGAAGCAATACTAGACACAGTAGATTATGAGTTAGATGTTAATGGCGCTATCAGAACATCAACTTCCATCATTTCTGACACTGCAAGAATTTTAAACCTCGACATTGAAAATTTTGTTACTCCAGATATTAATTTCAGAGCACCAGACTTAAAAATATACGCGAATAATGCTGGTAGTATTTGGGAACCAAATACAACTTATCAAATTAATACAATATTATATTTTGGCGATAATTTATATCGCGTAGAAAATAATGGAATATCTGGAACCAGTGCTCCTTTATTCAAAGATGGTTCTGCCCAAAATGGACAGATTTTATTGAAGCATGTTGGATTTAGAGTAAATGATGATGAAAAACCATTTTATGAACAGACAATTTATCCTAGATCAGTAACACCACCTCTTGGCGATAAATCTGATAAAATTGCTACAACAGAATATGTTTTAAATCTTGCAACAAATGATGTTGGTGGTCGCGTCTATGTTTCACAAGAAATTGGAAATGATGCTAACAATGGTAGATCGGCTGCTGCGCCAGTAAGAACAATTAAGAGAGCATGTCAAATTGCTTCCGCAAGTATTGGAGTTAAAGAAACTGTCATTATTTCTGGCGGAGATTATGTAGAAGATAACCCAATTTCAATTCCACCAGATTGTTCTATTGTTGGTGATAACCTACGTCTTGTAATTATTAGACCAGGAAATCCTCGCAAACATATGTTTAAGTTTGCGGATAAAAACTATATCACTGGAATTGTTTTCAGAGATCAATTAGATGCCGAACAAAAACCAGTATCCACATGGGATTTTGCTGTAGCATTTGATGATAAACAAAGATTGTATTATGACCCAAGTGTTGGTGGTGATTTCTTAAGAAATTTTCCAATTGGACATCAGATATTTGGAAAATTAAAATTTAGAGTATTTTTCCAAGATCATACTGGTATTCAAGTTACTGGCGGAAACCCAACTGGTTCTTTCTTTACAATTGGCGCTCAAGTTATTGGTGTCAACACTGGAGCAACTGGTATCGTTACGGCTATTACTTACGATGAGACTAGTGGTAATGATGCTTACGAATCTGGAACTTTTGATGTTGAAGTTACAGGTGGTTCTTTTGCTATTGGTGAAACTTTTGAATATGATGTTGGCACTCCGCCAAGTGCTATTACGTATTCAATGGTATCAAATGATATTGTTTCAATTCGTGCCGAGGGTGAAGTTGTCTATCATGGAACGCAAGCATCATCCCCATTGAATATCACTAGAATAGATGGTTCTTTACAAGGAACTTTTACTGGTGGATTTGGTGGCGATGATGATTTGGGTGGTTTGGTCTTTTATACAAACCCATTAATAGGTGCTCAAAACATTCACGATTTTAAAGAGGGTCAAGAAATTGTAATTTCTGGATTGACTGGTAATCTATCTGTCTGTAATGGAATACAAAGGATCTATAAAGTAATTGAAGATGCTGACGGTAGATCTAGAAGATTTGTAATTCCAAAGAAACTACCTTCTTTTACAGATAGCAACTATATTCCACCAGGAAGTGTCACTGTAGTATCAAGATCATATTATATTCTTGTATCATTATTAAACTCACCAAATAAATTTGAAAGCACTGCTTTTGTAGGAAGAAGATGGCAAGATGCTACCAATTTAATTAGAAATAGTATTGAATTTATTAAGGATGAAACTTATTTAAAAGTTACCGACGAATTTAATGGCATTAATTATACCACATTTACTCAACCAAATCCAGATAAATGTCGTAGAGATATTGGACATTTTGTAAATGCCATCTGTAATGACTTACAATTCGGAAGTAACTTCAATGTAATTGAGGCAGCGAAGAGATACGTTGCTGGAACTCAAATTGGGTATATTGGCAATGAAATTACAGAGACAGTTAGAGCTTTTGAAATAGCAAAAGACTTATGTAAACTTGCTGTTAGAAATTGGCATACTGGAAATGGAGCATATTCACAACCTCTTTATACAGCAGAATATTCCCAACTTTCATATTATGTAGATTCAACAGTAATTGAAGACACTACACCACCAACGTGTGATGATGTTGTATCAGCTGTTGACACTCTTGGTTACTTGTTTGTTGACGTTATAACAAATAACGCAGCTAATAGATATCTTGATGCTTGCGAATTAATTGCCAGAAATGAAGAGGTAATTATTGAGGAAGTTATTGGTGAAGTATCTACCGCATATCCAGATTTTTATTATCCAGATACAAGTCCAGATGGATACAGATTTAAAGATTCCAGAAATTTAATTTATTCTAACTTAGAAGAAATTAAGGATAGAGCAATTGCTAAAATTGCTGTCTCCCATCCAGATTTCTATTTCCCTGGAGATACACAAACTACTCAATACAGCAGATTTTATGATGCTTATAGATTGATTCAGCAAAATATTAAAGAAATTAAAGATAGAGCACTTGCTGAAATTTCCGTTCAATATACAGAAGCTGGATGGGGCACAGATTGGATTATTCCAGGTGATACTATTTCCCAGGCTCGCGCTAGATTTTATGACGCATACCGCTTAATTCAAAAAAATAGAAATATTCTTGTTGAAACCGCATATGCTACTGTAGTATCTTCACCACCAGTACCTGCTCCAGCAGATTTACTAGCAAAATGTAAGAGAGATATTGGATATTTTATTGATGCGGTATCACTAGACGTATTTTTGGGTGGGAACGAATATTCCAGAAAGTTTATTCAGCAATATTATAATAATGGTACTCCAATTTCAAATGGTTTAGTTGGAGAAGAAACACAATCGGTAACTGCATTTAATAAGGCAAGAGATGCCATGGCAGCAGCAGTTACCAATACTCTTGGTAGTTTTAGTGGCGTAGTAACTTCCAGTCCTGCTGGTGGAACATGGGTTGACGGATCAACAGGAACAAAAACTGTTTATACGGATTTAACAATTTCGTCTGGACCAGCAACTAATGGTGGAGGCGGTGGGAACATTGCCAATAATAATAGTAGCGCATGTGCTGATGTTAGAAGTGCTATTACAACCCTTTCTGGAATTATTACAGATAGAATTACTGCTGGAAATTTGAGTGGATTGCCATCAGAAACTCTAGGAAGTCTTTATTCTGGTTCTTCTAAGTGTTGGAGAGATATTGGGTATTTTGTTGATGCGATTTCTCTGGATCTTTTTGTATCATCAAACAAATATTCAAGACAATTCATTCTTCAGTATTTTGATAATGGTACTCCAATTTCAAATGGTTTAGTTGGAGAAACAGCGCAATCTGTTGTTGCGTTTAATATGGCTCGTGACATGATGAAAAAAGCAGTCACTAACCAATTATACGTAAAAGATCTTACAATATCAGATGGTCCAGCAACATATGGTGGCGGAGGTGGAGATATTCCAGTTTTACAATCTGGAAATGCTGCTGCTTGCGCTGACGTACAAAGTGCTATCACCACTCTTTCTGGCATTATTACTGATCGTATTAGTGCTGGAAATTTAACGGGGCTACCATCAGAAACTGCCCCAGTCTATCAAACTGGACAAGCAAAGTGTCGTAGAGACGTTGGATATGTTATCAAGGCAGTTGCTAATGATCTTTACAATGGTGGAAACTCAAATATTATTCTAGCAACAAAATATTATTTCGATTCATCTGGAACTCCAATTTCAAATGGTTTAGTTGGAGAAACAGCTGAGAGTGTTACTGCTTTCACAGCAGCAAGAGATGCGATGAAGTTGGCAGTTTCTAATCAACTATATGTGAAAGATTTGACACTTACTGTTGATCCAGTTACTGGATCAAACACAAATATTAATTCATGTGCTAATGTTCATTCAGCAATAGATACTTTAGTTGGAATTATAAATTATGCCGTTTCAAATTCAACTTTAAGTAATTTACCAGCAGTTAACACTGGAATTTACTTAACTGGTGAGAATGTATGTAAGAGAGATATTGGATACATTCTTTCAGCACTAAGAAGAGATATAACCCTGGGAGGAAATGCTGGCATAGTTTCTGCTGGAGAAGCATATTTTAGTGGAGCGGTCTTAACTGGAATTTCTCAAGCAGAATTACCAGTTACAAGATTTGCGTTTGAAAAAGTTAGAGACCTTGCTATTCTTGCCGCAAGAAATTGGCGTACTGGAAATGGCGCGTACTCACAACCATTATATGAACCAAAATATTCTATCATTCCTTTATATACTGACAGCACAGTAACAGAAGATACAACACCTCCAACATGCGATAACGTTGTTTCTTCTATAACATCATCATTCGCAACACTTGATGATATTTTAGACGGTGGAACAATTCCATCAAAAACATATGGAACTCTTTACAATACAGATAGTATTATCAATATTCCAGATAATACTGTTTATGACGCAGATAATCTTTACACGAACTTACTAACTGTATATGACGATCTGCCAATTATTGAGGCTTCTCCATATATTCAAAACGCATCAGTAATTTCTTTCCTTGGTGGTGGTGGTGCTGAAATTGATGGTAAGAAGGTTAAACAACCAAACTGCCCTTTCCCTGGACTGGAACCAGATGGCAATGCATCATATCCAAATCAAGGAAAATCAATGGTTGCTGCTCAGTTTACCATCATTACGTTCAACGGAACTGGATATCTTATTAAGAATGACGGTTATACTCAGCTAGTTTCTGTTTTCGTTCTGTTTGCTAGAGATGGTGTACTTGCTGATACTGGAGGTTATGCTTCAATCACAAACTCAGCAACAAACTTTGGTATCTATGCTCTAAGAGCTATCGGATATAGAGAAGAACCATATGTATTTGATATTGGAACTATTGTAAGTACAAATATAACTCCAAATGGAAGTACTATTTTAAGAATTGGCGGATTGGGAAGAGAACCACTTGAGCACTACATTGTAAAATTTGCTGACTATGAAAATCAAGATCCAGATATTGAATATTATATTGATGGTGTAAGCAATGTTTCAGTTGGTCCTCCATTTACAGCTTCGTGTGCGTTAAATGCTCCGATTTTAATCAAGAGAAAATCAAATGGCACAAACGTTGCGGTAGTAGATGATGCGGAAATGGTTGGTAAGGAAGTAAGATTACATAGACCATCTATTGTTAACTCATCATCACATACTTGGGAATTTGCTGGTTCTGGTACAGACTATAATGCACTTCCAGAAAATGGAGGAACAAAGATAGACGCTTACGAGCAAGTATCAGAGGCATATGGAAGAGTTTACACTTCTGGTACTGATGAACTTGGAGACTTTAAAGTAGGTTCTTTTGCCAAGATTGAAAACAGAACTGGTAATATCACATTTACTGGAACTGTTAGTATCTCCGAAGTTGAATTCCTCAAGTTAAAAGGTGGAGATGTTGTCGTTACTGGATTTTCTGCTGCTAATAATCTTGGCGGTGCTTTTGCTAGCGATTCTCTGATTGCTACCCAAAAAGCAATTAGAGATTATATTGGTAATAATCTTGGACCATATCTCAACAAACCATATTCAACAAACGCTGTTCCAAGAGCTCTTGTTGAATTAACAGATTCTGGTAAGATATCACTAGATCAAATACCAGCACTACGACCATTCAGTGTATTTACTGTTGATGATTTATCCGCAAGATTAGCACTTGAAGGTCCATTAGCAGGCGATATTGCTATCCAAACAGATACAAATACATCATTCATTCTGAATAATGACCTTACTAGTCTATATCTTGGAATTCCTGTTGATAACTCATATACCTTTACGGTTGGATCTTTGGTTACTGGAGATTTAACAAATGGAATTCTTCAAGTTACCGAATATCGCAAAGGTGTAGTTTACGAAATTCAAATAACTGATTCTGGATCTGGTTATACTTCAGCACCAACAGTAACTGTTGGTGCTCCAGGAACTGGTGTTTCCGCAACAGCTGTTGCTTCTATCGCAAATGGGGAAGTTGTTACTGTTACAATAACATTTAATAATGGATATATTGGTGGTTATGGATACACTACTGCTCCAACAATTTCATTTAGTGCTCCTGGTGCTGGAGGAACTACTGCGGCTGCTAATGCTCTGATAGAATCAAGAGTTTATGGAGACATAGTTAATAGAATTAAGATATCAGATACTGATTCAGTATTAGATCATTCTGGAACACCAATTTCTGTTAATGTAACTAGGGTCATTAATACATCTGCATCAGATGCTAATAACTGGGTTTCTCTCTCATCATCTTCTGTTTCTGCTCAAGATATTACTTCTGGTGTAATTTCAACATCAAGACTTGCTCAAAATTCATCTGAAGCAAATTCATTTACATTCTTAGCTGGTGATCAAACATATAAACCAGTAACTCAAACAATCAAAGCACAAGAAAGAAGGTATTTCTTAAAAACAATTGCCACTTCAACAACTCCATCGGCAGCATTAGTAGTTCAACCAGATTCTAGACTGTTAATAGGGCATGAAGTATTTGGTAATGGTATCGCAGAAAATACCACAATTTCCCAATTAATAACTACAGAGGGAACAACTACTATTACATTAAGTTCTCCTATAACTCAAAATATTTCTAGTGGTTCTGTAATCACATTTAGAAGACCAGAGTCTGTAGTTCTATTTGAGTCATCTTTCGTAAAGACAAACTATATTGATTCTATTATTATTCAAAGTGGTGGATCTGGATACACAAATGGTCAATACTTTGGTATCCCATTAACTGGAGGAACTGGCACTGGATTAACAGCAAATATAGTTGTGTCTAGTGGAGAAGTTACTAGCATTACAGTAGCAGATGGTGGTGTTAATTATACGGAAGATTTTGTTGTTGATGATGAACCCATCGTTCTTGGCGCTGGAGTTGGTCTAGTTTTACTGGCAAAATTAGCTGGAAGCACAAAAAATGCTGGTGTGATTGGTATGGATATTAAGAGAGTTGATGACAAAACTCTTAATGCTGATCCATATGGAAATGCTGGTGTTGCTAGATTCTTAAAATCCGATACTCCACTTGGAAGAATTGGACAGTTTAGATTTTCTGCTGGTGGTGGTGTTTATATTGACCAAGGCCCAGATTCTGGATTTGATGCGGATAAACTCGATGGACAGCAGGGCAATTATTACCTAAACGGTGCTAATTTCTTAGATGCTAGTATTTCCCCATCTAAGCTAACAAGTGGAACTTATAATATTGATATCAGTGGACAGTCTGGTAATACACTAAGACTAACTACACAAACAGGAAACCCAAATAATAGTGCGTTACCAAACGTATCTAATGTTGGTATAACATCAGATTGGAGAGCTAATACTGCTGATGGATTAGTAGATCCGTTTAGACCAAGCGATCCAGATAGCGGATATCATGGAGTAATTACATTTAGACAATTTGGAAGTGCTAATGACCAAACTGGTGGTGGAGTAAGACAATTAGGATTTACGGATAAAAACAATTTATGGATTCGTGGATCTGGTGCTGGAGTTGCAAACTGGAGTGATTGGAGAGTTGTTTGGACTAGTGGAAATGATGGTGTGGATAGTGGTCTTGATGCTGACAGATTGGATGGAAAACAAGGATCCTTCTACCAAAATGCCCAAAACATAAACACTGGTGTGTTTGGAGCATACCACCTACCAACATTATTTGACACAACAAAAATACTCACAAATCTCTCTATTCAAAGTTATGATGGCAATCCATTCTATAACATCTATATTTCTGGAAAAGCATTAACAACATTCCCATTCCAGGTTAATCAAACTGTCAATCTTTATGATAGTAATCTACAGGGTGTTGGAAGTGTTTACATTAGTAATGTTACTGCTGATGGTACTAGTGCTGACTCAACAGATCATTATACAATCTTAGAGGTTAGATTGGATAATGGTGGATTTGGAAATGCTATAAGAATTGGTACAGCATCAATCAATGAAATCTTCCATGATTATACCCCCTCTACACAAACAGCGAGAGAGTATGCTTCCTTAACTTCTTCTGGTGGATCTGGAAGATTGCGTTTGGGTTCTTTAACTACATCATCTTCCCCAGTAGTAGACTTTAACTCAAGCGGAAATAATATCACATATGATGTAAGACTTCAAGCTACTGGTGGTAATTCATCCAATGGCAATGGAGAACTCAATGTTATTGTTGCGAATACAAACTCACTTAAGGTTAATAATAATATTGTTTGGAATGCTGGAAATGTAACATTTAATTCTGGTCTAAGTTCTGGAGCATATAATACTGCTGCCAATGGAACAGCTGTACTGAGAGATTCCACTGGCAATTTTGCTGCTAATTTTATAACAGCTTCGCTCATTGGTGCCGCTTCTCTAAACGTTCTCAAGACTGGTGACACAATGAGTGGCGATCTGACTGTTGGATCGGTTACTAGATCATCCAGTTCTTTTGTACGTGTATTGAGTAACGATTCAAATAGTGCTGGATTTGAAGCGTATGGGAACAACCAGGGAACTGGATACCTATACATTGGTCAGTCTAATGCTTATGGTGGTGGATTGTCATATAACGGTGATGGATCTCCAGCATATGCTACTGGAGAAATAGCAGATAACATTGCTTTCTATAGAACAGATAATGGCACAAGAACTGTTGTTTTCCAATATCCATATAACTCAAATACCGTAACTTTTGCTGGTGCTATTACAACTGGAGAAGCAATATTTAATGGTGGAACAAATAGTAATGGAAATGATGCCACAGTTTACATAACAGCAACTAACAACAACGATTGGGGACTTATTGTTGACAAATACAATGGTTCCGCAACAGAATACGGAATTATGGTTGATGTTGGTTCTTCTGCTACTTATGCTTTAAGAGTTAGAGGAAATGACAGTGAAACCTTTAGAGTTGGTGGTAATGGTAATATTGTCGGTACTGGACTTGCTCTAGGAACTACTGGAGATATTACATCGGTAAGAACTATTACTTTATCGGGTAATATTTCACTAACCGCAAACTCAACAAGAATTCAACAAACTTCAACTTCTTCTTGGAGTGGTGACGCTGGAACAGGATTTGGTAAACTTGAATACCACTCAAACAGATGGTATATCAATGCTGGTTCTGATAGCACAGAAATTCTAAGAATTAGAAGAGGCGGAACTGATCAGGTAGTTATTGATAACAGTGGTAATACTTCTTTTGGTAATACTTCAACTGCTACAATTACAGCTGGTCTACTTCGCTTGGGATCTGGAGCATCAGATGGTATCCAAATTACTGGTTCGGCACCAACAATCTCATTTAGAGACACGGATCATAGAACTGCTTATGTTCATGTTAATAGTAACATATTCTATGTTTTAGGTGGTGGGGTTAACGCAAATCCTGGAGCATGGTCACAAGTTGCTAATAGCAGATGGCCTCTACAAATTGATCTTACAAATAACAATGCTCAATTTGGAGGTGATATTGATGCCAATACTGGTAACGTTTTTGCTAGAAGTTTCAGAACACCAGGAGCATCATTTGGTAGTGGTTCTGTTGGAAGTGATGCTAATAACAATAATTATGTTTTATACGCCAATGGAGATAGACAATGGTTGGATTCATTTGGGGTTGTCAAAGCAAATAGACAATCAATTGGAGAGAATTTAACAATACCAACAACACTCAATGCTTGTAGTTATGGACCAATCACGATTAATAATGGCGTTACTGTCTACATTGGAAACGGTGGGACGTGGACAATTGTTTAATAAATAAAGTATACAGAATTAAAAAATCCAATGAGCACTGTAATAACTAATAATGTATTTTCTGTAGATGGAAGACCTCTTCTTTTTTCATCTGGATCAATAGTTCAATGTACAGTTGTTCGCATGGATACGAGGACTGGAATATCTTGTTCAAATAGTGGAAATGGAACTGAAATTACTGGTCTACGATTATTCATCACACCAAGGAGTGCTTCCAATAGAATTATTTGTAAATGGATGATGAATGGCGAATTTAGCAATGAAAACTGTGTTGTTACTATTTTCAGAAATGGTGGATTAATTACAGATGGTGGCGCACAGGGATACAATGCTCAAGGCGGAAATACTAGGTGGTCTGGAGTATCTACATCAGTTTATGATCAGAATAATGACTCAACTGGTCAAAATACCATAGTAACTTGGTCTGGAATAGCAAACACAACTTCTTCATTATTTTTTGCTCCTGCTGTAAGAAGTTCTAATAGTGGAAACTACACGTTTTTTATTAATAGAACTGTTGCGTCAAATGGACAAAATGCTTATGAAACACCGTATTCAACTGGAGTGTGTTGGGAGGTAGCAGTATGAGTAATTTAAAAGTTAACAGTATTACAAATACAAGTGGTAAAAGATTATTGGATAGTACTGGAAATATAGTTCAAACAGTATATGTTAGAACTGATAGTAGAAGTGGTTGGTCTTCCAATAACAGATATCAATTTACTCCAATCACAGATTTAACACTTGAAATCACACCAAGAAATCCAGATAATATAATTGTCGTTCAATGTAAATTATTTGCTGAAATACACCATGATAATTTAATGACAATTCTGGCAGATTATGGTTCTGGTACATTGCCATATGGTGCTGTAGAAGGATATTCAATGGCAAACTTTAACCCAAGATACATTGGTATGATCGCAGGAGATTATACAGGTGCTGATAATAGTTCAACCTCCAGAGATTTCTTTATGCAGGGAATTTGGAGAGCAAATGGTACTAGTGCGATTAGGTTTATGCCAGGTTGTAAAGGTTCTGGGGGTGCTGATTATACACTCTTTCTCAATCGGACACAATCATCAACTGGTCAAGATTCATTTGAAGCTGGGATTTCTGATATGATTGCTTTTGAAGTTTCACAGAGGTAAAATTTATGTCAATACTAAGAGTAAACACCGTTCAGACTACTGCTGGACGAAATATATTAACCAATGACGGTCCAGTTATTCAGGTTAATACGAAAATGACCGATAAAAGAATTGACATATCATCTCCAAATGGTGGAAATGGAACACCAATATATGAACTTGGGGTTGGCATTACACCAACATCTTCATCCAGTAGATTAATCATAGAGTGGATGATAATGGGTGAATTACACCAAGATAATGTCTTTACAATTTATAGAAATGGTGGTTTAGCAACAACATCATTTGAAGAAGGATTCAATAGAGATGTAGGAAATCAAAGATGGTCTGGCATTGCTTCTGCTTGGTATGATAGGGATGAAAATTCCACACCTTCATGTTGGTATCTATTGTACCATTGTATTGCCAACACAACTTCATATACTTATTTTTATCCAGCTGTCAGGAGTTCTTCCACAGGAAACTATAATTTCTATTTAAATAGAACTCAAGGTTCATGGGGTCAAGAAAACTATGAGGTTGGTATTTCATCTGTTACAATTTACGAATCAATCAGACCATAAATAAAGTAAGTTATCGTATTTAAAGAATTATCATGCGTAGAAGAATGCCAGGTGCTCCAGATATTACGGATGCCTTACATGCTCTATATCCAGAGGGTGCTTATTGGTCCGTTGATCAGGATGGAAATATTGAATGGATGGATTTGAATGAAAAACCGAAACCAGAGATTTCTGTAGTTCAAGCAAAATTAGATGAACTTACAGAAATTTATAATAGAGAGCAATTATACCAAAATCAAAGAGTTTCTGAATATCCAGAATATCACGAACAATTGGATATGCTATTCAATCTTGGATATGATGGATGGAAAGCAGAGATTCAAAAAATTAAAGATAAGTACCCCAGACCAGAATAATTCCGACTTTTATTATGATAGTGATTGATAATTGGTACGAAAATCCAGATGATATTAGAAATCTAGCTTTAAGTAAATTCAAAGATAGTGGTAAAGTAATATCTGGAAAATCAATAAAAAAAGATAATGGATTTGAAATGTACCCTGGCAATCGGGTTTTTTCTGATTTATCAAATTTAATAGAGAATAAAAAAATAATTGAAGAAAAATCTGGATTGAAAATTGACCCAAAGAAATGGATTTTTACCGCGTCATGTAACTGGCAAGAGCAAATCAATTTGCTAGAATTTGATATTGAAAATTTATCTATGAAAATTATTGGAACAGATTTGTATTTAAATAATTTTTTAACTTTGGCAAATGGAAATTTTCAATATTGTCCCAAAGATTCCACACGCTGGATTCACACAGATAAAAAAAATACTCACGCAGCTGTAGTTTATTTACATCCAAATCCAGTTATTGGTTCTGGCACTGGTTTCTTTAAGCACAAAGAAACTGAAAAATATTACGAAGATGGAGAAATATTTTCTTTTGAAGAATCTTCAGATTTTGATAAATGGAATATGATAGAATACGTAGAAAATCAATATAATAGATGTATTATTTTTGACGCAAAACGTTGTCATTCTGCCACAAAATATTTTGGAGATACCCCAGAAAATTCTAGATTGACACAAGTATTCTTTTTTGACATTTTATGATTGAAAATATTTTTAAAATTCCTATAGGTAAATACTCAATAGATGACTGGGAAAATTTGAATAAGACTTATGCTCTAAGTCAATATGCCAATTCATTTATTGAAGAAATAAACAAGGAAAATATCTCGGAAGGAGATAATTTGTATACTGATTTTATGACCAACTCTAAAAATAATAGAGTTCCTCAGTATATTAATAATATGCTTGGTCTATTTACAAAACCAGCTCAGAATTTTTTCAATGATATTTCTTCAATTTCTCCTCAAATTGGTTTATACAATTGGAGAGTAACATCAGCTTGGTTTGAAAAATTGACCAGCAATCAAATCCATGGTGCTCATAATCATGGAGCAATTGGATTTAGCGCAGTTTTATACATAGATTTTGATTTGGAATTTCATAGAGCAACAACCTTTCTGTCTCCATATGGAGATTTTATTGGTGGTGTTACTCAAATGTATACTCCCCCAGATATTAAATCTGGAGATGTAATATTTTTTCCGAGTTTCTTAAATCATTATGCTCCCAAAAACAATTCAGAAAAAGAAAGGATAATTTTTTCTTGTAATTTTTCTCCATTTTAATGAAACTAAATAACAATACACACCATTACTAGTGATAACTATGGATACCGCACAACTCAAAAAGAATTTTGAAGAGCAACTTGCTACTACAGATAAGCAGATTGCCGAACTAGAAGAAAACCTCACTAAAGCAAAAGAATACAAGCTTAAGTTACAGGGTGGTCTAGAAACTCTAAGTCTTCTAGAAGAACCAGCAGCAGAAGAAGCACCTGCTGAAGTAGTAGCAGAATAATCCCAGATCCCTTCTTACTAAATATGTAAGAAGGGATTTTTTGTGTCTAATGGCATCTCCAAATAGTAGAGCCTCTCTTATCACATATTGTAAAAGACAACTGGGAGAACCAGTTCTTCAAATCAATATTGATGATGAGCAGGTAAGCAACGTTATTGACGATACTATTCAGTTCTTTCAAGAGAACTGCTATAACGGTATGGAGCGTTGCTATCTGCGTCACGAGATTACTTCTGCCGATAAGACAAGATTAGATGATAAAGTTACAACCACAAATGGAACTACAAACTGGGAGGAAGCAACGAATTATATTCCAATCCCAGATCATATTGTGGGTGTTAGTAAAGTATTTGGAGTGGTTGGAAATAGCATTCGCAGCAATTTATTTGGTATCGAATATCAGATCTTCCTTAATGACCTCTACGCTTTCGGATCTCTTGATATTCTCAATTACTTCATGACTAAGCAATATCTAGAAACTCTAGATATGATTTTAAATAACGGATCATTCCAACAGTTTAGATATACGATGCGCCGTGATCGTCTGTATCTAGATGTTGACAAGGACTTTCTACAAGAGGGTCAGTGGCTATTGATTGAGGCGCACCGTCTCGTCAATCCAAATGACGCAACAGAAATGTATAATGATATGTTTGTGAAACGTTATGCCACTGCTCTCATGAAGAAGCAATGGGGACAAAATCTCATCAAATACAATAACGTTCAATTGCCTGGTGGTATCTCACTCAACGGCAGACAGTTGTATGAGGATGCGATTGGTGAGATTGAGAAGATTGAAAGTGAAGTCCTCAGTAAGTATGCCGAACCACCTATGGATATGATCGGATAAGATGCCTACCAGTCCTTATTTTCCTACCTACTACCAAGGTCATCCTGGTGAGCAAAACCTCGCTCAGGATCTTGCTGACGAACAGATCAAACTGTTTGGAACAGATATCTATTATCTTCCAAGAACAATCTTGAAAGATAATACACTAGATGATATTATCTATTCTAAGTATCAAGAGCAATTCCAGATTGAGATGCTTCTACAGAACGTGGAAGGTTTTGGTGAGCAGTCAGAATTTATCAGTAAATTTGGTGTCAAGATTACTGACGAAGTGAAGTTTATTGTTTCATCTAGAAGATGGGATCAAGCAGAAGCACAGTACAATCCAACCCTCACTGTTCCTGGAAGACCAAATGATGGAGATCTATTATACTTCCCACTCACTACAGATATCTACGAAATCAAATTTGTAGAAAGAGAAACTCCATTCTACCAGTTTGGTAAAATTCAATTCTTTATTCTAACTGCTGAAATCTATGATGTCGGCAACGACAACCTTGAAACTGGAGTTCCAGAGATTGATGAGATTGAACAACTCTTCTCTAGTGCGTTCAAGCTTGTCATGGATCCTGGCGGTATTGGTAACTTTACAGTTGGAGAAGAGATCGTTGGAGATGAGTTCCTAGCAAAGGCAACATCATCAATTACTGGTGGTACTATAAGTGGAACAATAATCAGCGATGGTGGAGCATTCTACAATCCAGCAATTCCTCCAACTGTCACATTCTCGGCACCTCCAACAGGTGGTACTAGAGCTACTGGAACTGCCACGGTATCTTCAAATGGTATCGTGACTGGTATTTTCGTTACCAATCCTGGAAGTGGTTATACGTCTGCTCCTACAGTAACGATTGACTACTCACCAAAAGATAACAGAGCAGAAGTCAAGTCCTGGAACCCAGCAACTCGCACTCTTGAAGTCATCAACAGAACTGGCACATTCACAACTGCTGAGACAATTACTGGTATCACATCTGGCGCTAAGTGGAGTCCATTCACTTTTGACACTCTAAATAATACCAACAGCGCCTACGATCAAAATAGAGAGATTGAGGATACCGCTGACGATATTGTGGATTGGACTGAAAGAAACCCATTCGGTGAATTTGGAAATTATACAGGTAGCATCTGATGTTAGGATCACATTTTTATAACGAAATTACTCGCAAAAATATTATTGCTTTTGGTACACTCTTCAACAACATTACGTTGAGAAAGAAAGATCCAAATACAGGTGCTGTATTGGAAGAAGAGAAGGTCCAACTAGCATACGGTCCTAAGCAAAAGTTTCTTGCTCGCCTAGAACAAAACCCAGATGTTGGTAGAAAGGTTGGCATTACTTTGCCACGTATTTACTTTGAGATGACTGGAATTGATTACGATCCTACCCGTAAAACATCACCAATTCAAAAATACAAAACGATCATTGCTGATAATGGTAATGAAGTCAGAGTTCAGTATGTTCCTGTTCCTTATAATATGAGTTTTGAATTGGGGATCATATCAAAATCACAAGATGATGCTCTACAAATTATTGAGCAGATCCTACCATACTTCCAACCATCATTCTCAATCACTCTGAATATGATCCCAGAGATGGATGAGAAGAAGGATGTTGCGATTGTTCTTAACGATATCAATTATGAAGATGAATGGGAAGATGACTATATGCAGCGCAGATACGTTGTCTATACTCTAAGATTTACTGCCAAGACTTACTTCTACGGTCCTTACAGTCAGTCCGATATCATCAAGAAAGCAATTGTCTATGAAACTCTTGGAGATGCTGCTGTCAACAGAAGAACGGTCAAGAGAACATACACTCCAGTTGCTATTCAAGATCAAGATGGAGATAATGATGTAGATGCGGCAGATACGGCAATTCTAACTGCTGATGATAATTTTGGTTTTAACGAAGGTATAGAATTCTATTGATATGAGCTTAGAAGAGAACATGGAAGAACTACTCAATATTGAGGCAGAGGTTATTGATGAACCGAAGCCTGTGAAGGTTGAACGTGAAGGTGACAAGGAAGACAAGATCAAAGACTACGAATATACACGAGGGGAATTATACAACCTCATCAGCAAGGGTCAGGAGGCGGTACAAGGCGCCTTAGAGGTCGCACAGGAGAGCGGACACCCTAGAGCGTATGAAGTCGCTGTGAACGCCATGAAGCAGGTAGCAGACATGACTGACAAGCTTGTAGATCTTCAGAAGAAGATGAAGGATTTAGATGCCGAGAATAAGAAAGTTACAAACGTTACAAATAATGCCATGTTTGTAGGCAGCACAACTGAGCTTCAGAAGATGCTGAAGCAGATGGGAGGAGGCAAAAGATAAATATTTTGTTGTCTCCATATTCAAGCGATGGCAAAGTCACCTAATAAGAAGGGCAAAAACGGTTCTTCAAAGCAAAATCAAGGTAATGCTACTGCGAAGAAAGCAAAGAATGGGGGCAAGAAAAAATGACGCTCATAGCATTCGCAATCATGGGAATTGTTGAGGTAGCACCAAACGTCTGCCAAATTGATTACATGAGATATGTGGATGTTGCGAGTGTTAAACTTCCTTGCGACGTTGTGAAACTAAATATTATTGATACGAAGTCGGAAGATGCCAGTTCCAGCAACCAACCTAAATTACATCAGAAATGATGCGAACTGTGATCCACTAGCGACACAACCTGCTTCTACTACTGTAAATGTATTCAACGGAACAGAAGGTTGGACGGCATTTCAATACAAGGACTTCAACGGTGATTATGTTCCAAGAAATTCCAACAATACTGTAAGAACTCCTGGAACATTTCAAGCAAGGAACTACGACAATACTACTAGAACTCCTGCTGATTATCAACGTTATGACACAACAAATAATCCAGTATTAGCATAATGGCACAGTATAGCAAACACTACGAGGATTTCCTACCACAGGAAAAAACAAACTTTGAGGTAGTCATGATTGCCGACGCAAACGGCAATGTTGGGCCTGGTAGTTCTGGTTCTTCTGTATCTTTTAGTGAAACAGCAGTAGATGCTTTTGGTCGTCTCAAAGTTACCGAACCATTCACTCTTGGTGATTACAAGCACCTTTATGCTATTGACCCAAACTTTTTAGATAACCTAACTAATGGTGGCACAGCAACATATAATATCAATAAGGCTTGTGCTACTTTAGCAACCACATCAAACACCACTTCTCGTGCTGTTCATCAAACTAAATTTTATCATCATTACCAGCCTGGTAAGTCACAGATGATTTACAGTTCGGTATGTTTTGGTTATGCTCAACAGAATGTAACCAAAAGAACTGGATACTTCGATGATAGAGATGGTATCTACTTTGAGCAAGTTGGTGGTGCTACTGCCAACGGAACAACCAATGGCACTCTAAACTTTGTTGTTCGTTCTTATGTTAGCGGCACTGCTAGCGAAGCAACATTAGGAACTTACAAAAGAAGAGTTCCACAATCAGAATGGAACATTGATAAGTGTGATGGAACTGGTGTTTCTGGTTTCAACATCAATACTTCAAAAACACAACTAGTTTATATTGACTTCCAATGGTTGGGAGTTGGTAGAGTTCGTTGTGGTTTTGTTCATAATGGGCAACTTATTCTAGCACACCAATATTATTGTTCTAATGAACTTGATGAAGTTTATATCGCAAATCCTAATCTACCAGTAAGATGTGAGATACTAAACACAGGTACAACATCTGGTGGTTCATTTGATCAGATTTGTTCCACTGTTATGTCAGAAGGTGGATATGTTGAAAGTGGTATTGACTTCATGTATATGATGACAGCATCTAGGTCAGTTGCTGGTGGTGCTACTCTACCTGTTTTGGCAATTCGTTTGAAGAATACATTTCAAACTTACCCCAACAGAATTTCGGTTAGGTTAAATAATATTGCTTTGTATCCTTCTGGAGAAACATTTTCATTCCAAATTGTTAAATTACCAAGTCAATCAAACTTGACTGGCACACTTAATTGGACCGATGTTGATACCAATAGTGGCGTTCAATATTCAGTTGGTGCTACTGGTTATACGGCAGGAAGTGGCGATGCTTTATTTGGTGGTTTTGTAACTGCTGGTTCGTCACAGAACTCTTTGTCGTCTGCTTCGACAGGTTCTATTTCTGCTGCCAAGAAAAACATTATTGTTCAAAATTTTGACTCTACTTCATCAGAAGTATATGTTGTGTTAGCAACAAATATTGGTAATAACTCTGGAACAATTAGAGCAGCACTTCAATGGAGGGAAATCTACTAATGAAAAACTATAAAGAAATCAAACATCTTGCTGAAGAAGCAAAGAAAAAAGAGAAAGAAGAAAAGCGTTTCTGTAAGCTCTGCCAAAAACCAGAGACAAGAAAAGAATGTTCCTATGGCGAGAAAGCATGGGATCGTTTCGCAGTTCCAGTTCAATCTATCAAAAGAGAAGAAGTAGAACTAGACGAAGCTGCTTGGACTAAAAAGGAGGGACAGAATAAGAATGGCGGTCTCAACGAAAAAGGTAGAAAGTCATACGAAAGAGCTAATCCTGGAAGCGACCTTAAGGCACCTTCAAAGAAAGTTGGAAATCCCCGCAGGGCGTCATTTTGTGCCAGAATGAAAGGACTAAAAAGTAAATTGACAAGTAAAAAAACAGCAAGGGATCCCGACAGCAGAGTAAATAAAAGCTTGAGGGCTTGGAACTGTTAGATTTCATACCTTTTCATTCTTATAAATAGTAGTAATGAAAAGGTATGAAAATGTCAGAGAAAATTTGTACTAGGTGTAAGAATTCAAAACCAAGAACACCAGAATATTTCCCACTTCACAATAAATGTAAAGATGGTTTAGATAGTTGGTGTAGAGCTTGTAGAGCGTCTTATCGTAGTGAAATAAACAGAGGAAAATTTAGAGGACAACTTACTGATGATGAGGTAAGAAAACTGAAGCAACAAATCACATGTGATATATGTGGTAAAGAAGATACTGGTGGATCCAAGAACAATAAACATCTAGGCAAAGTAAAATCTTTGGTTATGGATCATGACCACCACACTGGAAAATTTAGAGGAATGTTATGTAACCACTGTAATAGAGGATTGGGCAACTTTTTTGATAATGTAAATACTTTGGAAAATGCCATTTTGTACCTAAAAAAGTGGAATTGCTGACAAAAACCTGCCAAAAAATTTGTTGTTATTATAATTAGTTTTGAGGTTTCCATTATGATAATGAGACTGAAAGAAGAAGATATCACACGACTTATTCTTGCTTGCGAACTTTACAAGAACTCAACTGGATCAGAGTATATCTGGGATCAGTATGAAGAACTTATAAAGACACTTAAAACTTACCTTGAACAATACTCTACCGATGACTAATACACTTATAAGTGCTGTGCTAATTTTTTCAAGCATAGCACTTTTCATTTATTGGGGGTTGAATAATGCTTACCCTAGTTGAACACTTAGCATCAAGTCCAATTTGGTTAGGACTTTGTGGATTTGGTATTATTGTCCTACCTATTATAGGAATACAATACATACACAAAGATAAATGATACATGATTTTCCTTGGGGAGTAATCACAATACTAGGTTGTGGTCTTTTATTTACTTTGTATGTCATCTACTACATATTACGGATGGCAAACGAGGAAATGAAAGACCATGGCAGACACTAAAGATCCATATATCTACCGCATCAAATCAGTTGGTAAGGTTGTAGATGGAGACACTATTGACGCTGATATTGATTTGGGTTTTGATATTAGCCTCACTAAACGAATTCGCTTGGCGGGTATTGATACACCAGAAAGCCGCACGGCAGATCCATACGAAAAGAAACTCGGACTTCAAGCAAAAGATTGGTTGAAGAGCAGATTAGAATTTGCTAAGGATATTATCATCAAGACTGAACTTCCAGACAGCACAGAGAAGTATGGTCGCATCATCGGACACCTGTATATTAACGGAGAAGAAGTCTCTGTCAATAACCAGATGATCGCTGAAGGTCATGCCTGGGGGTATGATGGCGGCACTAAAGCTAAGGATTTTAACATCCTAAAGGAAATCCGAATTGCTAAAGGAACCTGGAAAGAAGTATAATTTATAAGCATGTAAAGATATACTTATTAAATCGTAACATATTGTAACACTTTTTTCTGCTACATAGCTTATAATAAATGTAGCAGAGAGTTACATATGTACGGGACTTATTTTATTGTTGTGTTCTTTGCGATCCTGATAGCATATGCTGGGGTCGAAGAAACTATGAAACTCTTTGTCTATGCTGATCTCCAATTACGCTATGCGTTTGTAAGAGTTCAGATGAAATGGATGGGTTGGAAACTCAAGAGGCAACTTGTAAGAGATACAACCGATTTCAAAAAGTTTCTCAAGGAGTATGACAAATGAACACAAAGACTTGTCCTAAGTGTGGTGCTAATTGGATTGACGGACAGCACTACTGGACTGGAACAAATAAACCTGGGAATGAACTAGACCTCGCAGGATTAGTTTGTAATAAACTAGGTGATGATACTTGTATCAATCCCTGCCGTGGTAAAGAAGGTGGTGTTACCTGGGAGAAGAGATTGAAGGAGTTGGAAGAAGACCACCCCTAAATACCAGTAGTGACTAGGTTTTATTGTGGCAGCTGGTACTGATGTATATTTGGGTAATCCTAATCTAAAGAAAGCGGGAACCCAAATATCATTTACAAAAAAACAAATCAACGAATGGATCAAGTGTAAAAATGATCCAGTCTATTTTGCTGAAAATTATATTAAGATTATCTCACTAGACGAAGGTTTGGTGCCATTTGAGATGTATGATTTCCAGAAGAAGATTTTACAAGACTTCCATGAAAACAGATTTAACATCGCAAAGCTCCCAAGACAAACTGGAAAATCCACTACGGTTGTTGCTTATCTGCTTTATTACGCAATATTCTTTGATAGCGTTAATATTGGTATTCTCGCTAACAAAGCTTCAACATCTAGGGAACTCCTAAGCAGACTTCAACTAGCATATGAAAATCTACCAAAGTGGATGCAGCATGGTGTAGTTGTTTGGAACAAAGGTAATGTCGAACTTGAAAACGGATCAAAAATTCTGGCATCTTCTACATCTGCGTCTGCTGTCAGAGGCATGTCGTTTAATATCCTCTTCCTCGACGAATTCGCTTTCGTTCCAAACCATGTTGCAGAGCAATTCTTTGCCTCTGTTTATCCTACTATTACTTCTGGTAAGAGCACGAAAGTCATAATCATCTCAACACCAAATGGTATGAACCACTTCTACAAGATGTGGATTGATGCCAAGAACGGCAAGAATGGTTATGTAATGAATGAGGTTCATTGGTCTCAGGTTCCTGGTAGAGATGCGAAGTGGAAAGAAGAGACCCTTAAGAATACTTCTGCCAGACAGTTCGCACAAGAATTTGAATGTGACTTTCTTGGTTCTGCTGATACCCTAATCAGTCCAGCAAAACTTCAAAATATACCATTTACTGACCCAATTACATCCAATGCAGGACTTGATATCCACGAAAGAGTACAAAAAGATCACGAATACATTATTACTGTTGATGTTGCCAGAGGAATTGGTGGCGACTATAGTGCTTTCGTCGTGTTTGATATCACCACACTGCCGTATAAGATCGTGGCAAAGTACAGAAATAATGAAATTAAACCTGTACTGTTTCCCTCGGTAATTTTACAGGTAGCGAAAGAATATAATTTACCATATATCCTAGTAGAAGTCAACGATATTGGTGATAGTATTGCCGCCACTTTGAACTATGATCTAGAATATCCTAACGTATTAATGTGTGCGATGCGTGGCAGAGCAGGGCAAATTGTTGGTACAGGTTTCTCTGGAATGAAAACTCAACTTGGTGTCAAGATGAGTGTGACGGTTAAGAAATTGGGTTGCGCTAATCTCAAAGCAATTATCGAAGAAGATAAACTAACTTTTGGTGACTTCGAAATTCTACAAGAGCTCACCACGTTCATTCAGAAAAAGATGGCATGGGAAGCTGACGAGGGATATCATGATGACCTTGTGATGTGTTTGGTTCTCTTTGCATGGTTAGTCATGCAAGAATACTTCAAAGAGATGACAGATCAGGATGTTCGTCGTCGCATCTACGAAGAACAAAGAAATCAAATCGAACAAGATATGGCGCCATTTGGTTTTGTTGACGATGGACTTGGCGATGATAGTTTTATAGATGCCGATGGATCTTTATGGGAGTATGGAAATACTCAAGAAGAAGTAAGTTATATGTGGAATTACTAATGGACTTAGAAGATCAGTTTTCTTTAGAACATCTTATCTTTAAAGAGAGAAAGTGTAGAACTTGTCACAAAGAAAAAGACCTTCTTACAGATTTCTATTTGATTAGAAAAAACAAAAGACCATTTCCGTCAGCATATTCATACGAATGTAAAGCATGTACGGTCAAAAGAATTATCGAAGCAAGAAAAAAAGATCATACAAATTGGTCATATCCAGATTGGTAGTATGTTCATGCATTGTTTCCCCCTCTGAACATCACTAATTTCTAAATAGATTTAGATAAATTTGATATCTAAGAGGTAAACAAATGGCAAGTCAAGTCTCGCCTGGTGTTGTTATTAAGGAGCGTGATTTATCCAATGCTGTAGTAACTGGAGCACTCGCTATTCGCGCTGCTTTTGCCACTACATTTCGCACTGGACCAGTAGGCAAAGTAATTAACGTCAATTCTGAAAGAGAATTAATTGACACCTTCGGAACACCAGCTGAGGCAAATGCTTCCGATTGGTTAGTGGGAGCAGAATTCCTACGTTACGGTGGACAATTAGCAGTTCTCCGCGCAGAAACAACCGTAAAGAACGCAACTAAGAGTGGCACTGGAGTTCTAATCGCTGATAAAGAAGCTTTTGATGCTGGTGTTACAACAGAAAAATTCGCTGCTCGTTACGCAGGAACCGAAGGTAATTACTATCGTGTAGTTATCGTTGATCGTGGTGCTGATTACAAAGTAGCAAAAGTAGGTCACGGTCTCTCGGTTGGTGGTACTTTCACAGATAACGCTGGTGTTACTCACGAAGTTTATGACGTTGTTGATAACGACAACTTCACAATCGTAAAGGGAAGCGCAGTACCAACATCAATTCCAACAGGAAAAATCCTAACAACCAATTCGGTTAGCGGAACTGCTGCCACTGGATCTGCTTCATATACTAGCGTTGCTTACACAACTAACAGTGCTGCTGGAACAGGAGCAACATTCAATGTTTCTCGTGCTGGTGGAACTTACACAGTTACAGTTTCTGGTGGTGGATCTGGTTATGTTGCTGGAGATACTTTCACAATTCTTGGAACTGCTTTAGGTGGAACTTCCCCAACAAACGACTTAACATTCAATGCTGCTACCGTTGTTACCGTAGCATCAACGGTTTCCGCATACACCAACTCAGATTGGAACGCAGAACTAATTGGATCAACTGGTCTATCATTCAAGGCAATTGGTCCTCGTCCTGGTACTTCACCTTGGGCAGCAGAGCGTTATCTTTCATATGATGAAGTTCATGTTGCTGTAATTGACGAAAGAGATAATACTGTTGTTGAGCGTTTCCCATATCTTTCAAAGATCTCTGATGCTAAGTCACCAGAAGGAAATTCAACATACTGGAAGTCAGCAATCAATGAGTTTTCAAACTACATCTATGCTGGTCAAGAATTGACTTCTGCTGAAATCACAACTGCTGGTGAAAATCCTGGTGGAACTGCTGCTTCATACGCAGCAACTTCAGGTGCTCCAAAAGAATTGTCAAGAATTCTTCAAACTGCTGGCGGAACTCTATCAGGTGGTCTTGATGATTATGCTTACACTGCTGGAGAAATTCAAGCAGCATATGATACTTTCCTTGATACAGAAGAAACCCAAATTGACTTTGTTCTAATGGGTGGTTCAATGAGTAATGAAGTTGATACAATTGCTAAGGCACAAGCAGTTGCTGCTGTCGCAAATAGCAGAAAAGATTGTGTCGCTTTCCTCTCACCATATGTTGGTAATCAGGTAGCTACTTCTGGAGGTGCTGCTATTACAGCATCTACCCAACTTTCAAATACCATCGCTTTCTTTGACAACATTGCTTCTAGCTCCTATGTTGTTTTAGATAGTGGTATCAAATACACCTATGATCGTTTCAACGATAAGTATCGTTACATCGGTTGTAACGGTGATGTTGCTGGACTTTGTGTTTCAACCTCGGCAATTCTAGATGACTGGTTCTCACCAGCTGGTCTAAATCGTGGGGGTGTTCAAAATGTTGTGAAGCTTGCTTTCAATCCAAACAAAGCAGCAAGAGATGATCTCTACAGCAACAGAATTAACCCAATCGTTTCACTTCCTGGTTCTGGTCCTGTTCTCTTTGGAGACAAGACTGGTCTTGCTTCACCTTCCGCATTTGATAGAATTAACGTTCGTCGTTTGTTCCTCAATGTTGAGAAGAGAGCAAAAGCACTTGCTGAAGGAGTACTCTTTGAGCAAAACGATAGCACCACTCGTTCAAACTTCACCGCTTCAATTTCTTCTTACTTAGCAGAAGTTCAAGCACGTAGAGGTGTCACTGACTTCCTTGTTGTTTGCGATGAAACAAACAATACCCCAGAAGTCATTGATAGAAATGAGTTTGTGGCTGAACTCTACCTCAAGCCAACCCGCTCAATCAACTATGTAACGGTTACCGTAACGGCAACCAGAACGGGCGTTTCCTTCTCGGAAGTCGTTGGTAGATAATTAGTAGTATAAGAAAAAATCACAGAGGTAACCACTAATGGCATCGTCAAACGTAAGTCAGTTCCTACAAACTATCGGTCAGGGCGTGAAGCCCAACATGTTCCTGATTGATGTTCAGTTTCCTGCCACGCTATCAAAGCAGTCAGAAGATCAAAATCTTACAAATCTACTTTGTAAGTCAGCAGCACTCCCAGGTTCAAACCTAGGTGTTATCGAAGTTCCTTTCCGTGGAAGAACAGTTAAGATCGCAGGTGATCGCACCTTTGATACTTGGACTGCCACCTTCTTCAACGATAAGGACTTCAAACTACGCTCATTCTTTGAGCAGTGGGCAAATAGCATCAACACTCACGAGGGCAACACTGCTCCTCTCTTTACTCCAAACAATTCGTCTGGTTATATGGCTGACCTTGGAGTTAAGCAACTAGAGAAAGATGCTAGCGAAGAAGGTGCTATCTTGAGAACATACTCACTCAAGTATTGCTTCCCAACCAATGTTTCTCAAATTGATGTTGCTTATGATAGCAATGATCAAATTGAAGAATTCACAGTTGAGTTCCAATATTCGTACTTCACTGCCGAGGCAGGAACCAGACAGGGCGTATCTTCACTCCCAGTAGTCTGATAAATAGTTGGAAGCAGTAATTTGAATATCTAATCATGAGTCAACTATTTGGCTTCCAAATTAATCGAAAGGAGGCACAGAAGGGTCAGTCCCCTGTGCCTCCTTCTGCTGACGAACCGATTGCGGTTGCGGCAGGTGGTTATTATGGAACATATGTAGAAACGGATAATGCTTCTCAAGCTCGTAATGAGTTTGAGTTGATCCGTCGTTATCGTGACATGGCACTTCACCCAGAAGTTGATAGTGCTATTGATGAAGTTGTGAATGAATTTGTAGTAAGTGATGCTAACGATAGTCCAGTAGAAATCAACTTAGATAATCTAGATGTTGGATCTGGAGTAAAAAATAAAATTAGAAATGAATTTGATTATATCAAAAGACTTTTAAATTTTGATAATCGCGCACATGAGATTGTGCGTAACTGGTATATTGATGGTAGAGTATTCTACCACAAAGTAATTGATCTAGACAACCCAAAGAAAGGTATTACGGAACTTCGTTATATTGATCCGATGAAGATCAAGAAGGTTCGTCAAAAGATTGATGATAAACCAAAAGATTCTCTTGCTCGTGCTGCCATCAAAGGAACAGCACTTGAGTATGAGTACGGAACATTTGTAGATTATTATTTGTTCAATCCAAAAGGTTTCTATCAAGGTGGTGTCCTAGGACCAATTGGTGACATGTCACTTTCACAAGGAGTGAAGATGGCAGTTGATAGCGTCACCTTTATTCCTTCTGGACTACAAGATCTCAATAAGCGTATGACGCTGAGCTTCCTCCATAAGGCAATCAAATCTCTCAATCAGCTGAGAATGATTGAAGATAGTTTGGTAATCTACAGATTGTCACGCGCACCAGAACGTAGAATTTTTTATATTGATGTAGGCAATCTTCCAAAGGTAAAAGCAGAGCAATACCTCCGCGATGTAATGTCTCGTTACAGAAATAAACTTGTATATGATTCTTCAACTGGAGAGATGCGTGATGATAAAAAGCATATGTCTATGCTTGAAGATTTCTGGTTACCTCGTCGTGAAGGCGGTAGAGGAACTGAGATCACTACACTCCCAGGCGGTCAAAACCTTGGCGAACTCAAGGACGTTGAGTATTTCAAAAAGAAACTTTACAACTCACTAAACCTACCACCTTCCCGCCTTACGGATGACAACAAAGGGTTTAATCTTGGTAAGACCACAGAGGTTCTCAGGGATGAACTCAAATTTGCTAAGTTCATCGGTCGTCTCCGCAAGCGTTTCAGCGAACTATTCCAGGATATTCTCAAGACACAACTAATTCTCAAGGGTATCATCTCACCAGAAGATTGGGATGATATGAAAGAGCATATCCAATACGACTTCTTATTTGATAATCATTTCAACGAACTGAAAGAAATTGAAATGATGACACAGCGTATTGCTATTGTCACACAGATGGATCCTTTTGCTGGCAAATACTTCTCTGTTGAATATATCCGTAAGCATATCCTCAATCAAACTGAAAAAGAATTCAAGGAAATTGATAAGCAGATGAAGGGAGAGATCGCATCTGGTCTTGCGATTGATCCAGCACAGACAAATATGCTGGATACTATGTCACAGCAAAACACAGCATTTAGTCCAGAAATTTCAAATATTCAGGCACAAGATAGTGCTGCTAGAGAGCAAGAAGCTGCGGACGCAAATCTAGATCGAGAGATGGAAAAGATGAAGGCGCAACCTAAACCTACGCCAAAGTCTAAATAAAATATATTGTTATCTTATCATGACTGAAACTAATAACGAAATGGGTGCCGTTGATATTGTTGGCAAGATCAGCGATAACGACAGAGCATCTGCGATTGACGCAATCCACGACATGCTATTTGCTAAAGCATCTGATGCTATGGCGCAATATAAGCAAGTAGTGGCAAACACATTCTTTGACGAACCAACCGAAACCGAAACCGATGAAACTGATAACGGAACAGATTGAGGACGTAAAAGTTCTCACAGAAGAAAAGAACGGAAAGAAACTTCTTTATATTGAAGGAGTTTTTCTTCAGTCTGAACTCAAGAACCGCAACGGTCGTATGTATCCTTTCGATGTTCTCAACCGCGAGGTTCAGAGATACAACGAAGAATATGTAAAGTCAAAGAGAGCTCTTGGAGAACTAGGACACCCAGACGGTCCTACTATCAATCTTGATAGAGTGTCACATAGAATTGTTGAACTCCGCGCAGAAGGACACAACTTCTATGGCAAGGCACAAATTCTAGATACTCCCATGGGACAGATTGCTAAGTCACTTCTTGGTGAAGGAGTACAACTTGGTGTTTCTTCTCGTGGCATGGGAAGTATTGACAAGAGAGAGGATATCTCGATTGTCCGCGATGACTTCTTCCTAACCACCGCTGCTGATATTGTAGCAGATCCTTCCGCACCAGATGCTTTTGTAAATGGCATCATGGAAGGAAAAGAGTGGATTTGGGACAACGGAATTCTAAAGGAAGCGAAAGTAGATAAATATCGCAAGTATATTGATGAGGCAACTCGTCAAAATATGGAAGCGAGAACGCTCAAAGTGTTTGAGCATTTTCTCTCAAATCTTTGATTTCATAAATAAACTTAGAATAATTATACGGAAATTACGAGGTAAACTCAAATGTCAGATATGCTAAACGAAAAGTTTGAAGAGTTCGTTACCGAGCAAAAGGTGATTCTTGAAGCTGGCGATCCTATGCCAACTGTTCAAGCTTCTGTAATTCCTGGCTCTGGAAGCGACCCTTCACAGGTTTCTGACGTTCAGACTGCGAAGGCTGGCGGCAAAGATCCTGCTCCTACCGTCCAACCTTCTGTTGCGATCGGTCAATCAGCTCCTGCTGATCTAGGCGGTTCAACCTCCGCGCCTCTTCATTCTAATGACGAAGATGGTGAAGAGAACCCAGGTGCGAAAGCAGCAGCACCTATCTCGCAAATTTCTGGTGATCCTCAGTTCGCAGCAAAGAAAGATGCTGGCGATCAAGGAACTCAACCAACAGTAAATGTTGCCGCAGCATACGGCATCACTAAGATGGGCGGAAATGTCACTTATCCAATTAAAGCTGGATTTGAAATTGACATGACCGACGACGTAAATGCTCTCCTTGAGGGCACCGAACTCTCAGAAGAGTTTGCTGAGAAAGCAAAGACAATCTTTGAAGCAGCAGTAACAGCAAAACTCAACTCAGAGTATGACAAGCTTGTAGAGCACTTTGCCAACGAACTAGATAAGCAAGTTGAAGCAATCAAGAACGAACTTGCTGAAGAAGTTAATGGCACCGTGACCTACGCCATCGGTCAATGGATGGAAGAGAACCAAGTAGCTATTGACCGTGGTATCAGAAATGAGATTACCGAAGACTTCATCGCAGGTCTTAAGGGTCTCTTTGAAGAGCACTACATTTCGATCCCCGACGACAAGGTTGATGTGGTCGAAGGTATGGCTGAATCAATTCGTGAAATGGAAGAGCGCCTCGACGAACAGGTTAAGGCTAATGTGAAACTACAAAATCGTCTGAATGAGACTGCCAAAATCAACATTCTGAACACTGTTTCGGAAGGACTAGCAGATACTCAGAAAGAAAAACTAGCAGCACTTGCTGAAGGTCTAGAGTTTGTCTCAGAAGAGTCATTCGCCGCGAAGGTAAAAACCATCAAGGAGTCTTACTTTAAAGAGTCAATCGCTACCCCAGTAGAGACTGTAGATGAAACTCCAGTAGAGGGTCAGGAAGTATCACCAGCAATGGCAGCATACCTCCAAGCACTCAACCGCTGGGGTAACTGATAATTCGTTAACACCTATTTTTCAAACGGAGCAAACAAATGTTTAACGCACAAGCTCTAACCGAAAAGTGGTCACCTGTTCTAGGTCATGAAGGCGCTGGCGCTATCAAGGACAATTATAGAAAGGCTGTTACCGCTGTTCTGTTAGAAAACACAGAAAAGGCACTACGCGAAGAGCGTGGTATGATCAACGAAGCATCCAACACAGTTGGTGCTATTGGTTCCAACGCACTTTCGGGTAGCGCACTAGGAACCCAAACTGGTGGTCTCGCAGGTTTCGATCCTGTTATGATCTCCCTAATCCGCAGAGCAATGCCTAACCTCGTTGCTTATGACATCTGCGGTGTTCAACCAATGAGCGGTCCTACTGGACTAATCTTTGCGATGAAGTATCACTATCAAGAAAATGGTTCAGCTCTTCGTGCTGGTCCAGAAGCTCTCTACAACGAGCCTGATAGCAACTTCTCTGCTTCTTCAACTGGTGCTGGTGTATATAACCAGACCAACGCTGCTGGTGGCGATGACACCCACCCAAGAGGCGATGGTGGCACTACTGATGCTAACCCTGGTCTCCTAAATGACAGCGGCACTTATGAGCGCGGTTCAACTGCTATTCCTCGTGAGACTGCTGAAATTCTAGGTTCAGGCGCTGGTGCTCTCTTCAACGAAATGAGCTTCAGCATCGAGAAGACTTCGGTACAAGCACGTACCAGAGCACTCAAGGCTGAGTACACTCTAGAACTCGCACAAGACCTTAAGGCAATCCACGGTCTTGATGCTGAGCAGGAACTTGCTAACCTACTCTCCAGCGAAATCCTTGCTGAGATCAACCGTGAAGTTGTAAGAACCGTTTATACCGTTGCTAAGCCTGGTGCTCAGAACAACGTTGCTAACGCTGGTATCTTCGACCTCGACGTTGACTCAAACGGTCGCTGGTCAGTTGAGAAGTTCAAGGGTCTCATGTTCCAAGTTGAGCGCGATGCTAACGCTATTGCTCAGCAAACCCGTCGTGGTAAGGGCAACTTCATCATCACTTCTGCTGATGTTGCTTCTGCTCTCGCTATGAGCGGCACCCTTGATTATTCTTCAGGTCTATCAGGCGCTGGTGGTCCTTCCATCGGTGAAGTTGATGACACTGGCAACCTCCTAGTAGGAACCATGAACGGTCGTATCAAGGTCTATGTTGATCCTTATTCGGCAAACGTTTCCAGCAACCACTACTACGTTGTTGGTTATAAGGGTTCTTCACCATATGACGCAGGACTATTCTACTGCCCATATGTTCCCCTCCAGATGCTACGCAGCATTGATCCTAACACCTTCCAACCTAAGATTGGCTTTAAGACCCGTTACGGAATGGTTGCTAACCCATTTGTCACCCAGTCAAATGGAACCCCAGATGCTGAGACCCTCACAGCAAACCGCAACCAGTACTACAGAAGAGTACTTGTTAAGAACCTCATGTGATCCATTCACAATTCAACACACAGGGGACCCGAAAGGGTCCTTTTTTTTGTAAATAGTAAATAGCATTTTTGTTACGTTATGCCAAGAGGAATGATGAGTAAGGTTGACATGCTCGCAAGAGTATATAAAATGAAGACAGCATTACATGATGGTATTTTTGCTGATAGAGGTAAGGATTGGAATGATGGTGCTAATTACACTTTAGATAGAATTTTAGACATTCTAAACGAATATCACAAATGAATCAATCTTCTATTATATTACTATTATGCTTGTCACCGTTAGCGGTGATCTTTTTAGTTATGAAGGTAGCACTTTGGATAGGAGAAACAGCATCATTTGCGGCAAAAACTAAAGAGTTAGAAAAAATGCAGCATGGTCCATATATTGTCTGGGATGAAGAGGAGGAAGATGAATGGTCTTAGATGATTTGTATAGAAGAGTAGCAAGAGCAAAAATAAACATCTTGATGGAAGAACCATGCCCAATGTATGAACCAGAATGGGAAAACAATTATGGCACATCGTATGAAAAAATTATCACCAGAAAAACTAGTAACACAGAAAGAATGTCAGGAGATGATTGATGCTGCTATACGACAGCACAATCGAAATGCTTCCATTATTTCTATGTGCGTTGGTTGGGTGGTTCTTGCTTTATTTGCTGAAGGACTTCTAAGACTTATTGGCGTCATTCCCCCACTACTACCATGGCTCAACATTACCCTGAAATAATAGGAATAGTTTTGTTGTTAGTGTTTGCTTCAACTATGTTCTATCAAGGAACATGTATCCTCAAAGGAAAACGCGGATATTCTTTGAGAGATTATATGAAGCAGGAAAGCACTAACATGCGTCACAGAATAGAAGAACTACTCAAGGATAAATAACTAGTAGCTTGGGAAGTTGACATGACCGCTGAGTGGTACAAGGATCAACCAAGGAATAGGAATTTTCTAAATCCAGTTGGTTATCTTTTGAAATTAGATAAATTTGAAGGAACGGATTTCTTTTGTCAAAGAGCAAACGTTCCTGATATCACTATGCCAACAACAGAGTTTGCGACAAGATTTCGCAACCTACCTATTATCCCTGGAGGTGGTGTCACCTTTGGGGATTTTACTGTTCAATTTATTGTTGATGAAGATCTAAAGAATTATTATTCAATTCATAAGTGGATGCGTCAGAATGGCAGAGCAGATGATGATGCCGATACTCCACCAAAAGAAGAATATAGTAATGCTCAACTACACATTGTAACTTCATCATACAATCCCGCATTTATTGTATCGTTTGAGAATATTTTTCCAGTGTCATTGTCTGGTCTAGAATTCAATGCTACAATGACAGATGTAGAATATATTACTGCTGAAGTTACATTTAAGCATCAGCGATTTTTTATCCTTGACAAAAATATGAAACCCCTATGAATTTTGAAACTCTTCGTAATAAATTTGATCAACTACGTGAAGAATGGGCAGAAGATAGCGCGGTAGATTTCCAGTTCAAGAACAAACAGTATACCACAGATCTTGGACAACTTGCGTTAGACATCCCTTTCCAACACAATAAATACTTAAACCATTACACTGATATCTCACAGATCAAAACTTCTCTGGAGTTTGAAATCAGAAAACTTGTAAAAGAAAAACGCGAATACTACAGCGGTGAAGCTGATGCTCGTGTTTACGCAGAAAAACCTTTTGGCGGAAGAATTCAAACTTCCGAAAAAATGAAGACTTACCTAGAGAGTGATGATGAGATTATCAATCTTGAGGCGAAGATCAAGTATCTAGACCAGATGTTGTACTGGTTGGATCAGGTTATGCGACAGATTTCAAATAGAGGGTTTCAGATCAAGAGTGCCATTGAATGGGAGAAATTTATTAATGGACAATAATGACACTCCTTTCTGTTAAAAAGAAAAACGAAGTATACGTCACCATTCAGTCCGCAGAGCCCCATGTTCATATGGAGCTTTCGGACTATTTTACTTTTGAGGTTCCAGAAGCAAAGTTCTTAAAGAAAAATCCTCGTTACAAATACTGGGATGGAACTATTCGTCTGTATTCTCCTGGTACTGGCGAACTGTATGGTGGTTTAATGAAACACCTTGAGGTGTGGGCAGCGGAGCGTCAGTACACAATACAATACGAAAAGAATGATTGGTATGGCGATGTTCAAGAAACTAACGACTTTGTTTCTCCTGCTGGTATCAAAACATTTATGGACAAAATCACCAGAGAAGGAATTACTCCAAGAGAGTATCAATACCGTGCTGTCTACGAAGCAATAAAGAATAATCGCAAATTACTTCTTTCTCCTACGGGGTCGGGGAAATCTCTGATGATCTATTCCCTCGTCAGATACTATACTGCTACCAACAAGCAAACGTTGATCATCGTCCCTACTACGTCCCTGGTAGAACAGATGGTTAATGACTTTAAAGATTACGGGTGGAATGCTGATGAGCATGTTCATAAAATTTACTCTGGTAAAGATAAGAATACTGATAAACCGATCATCATTTCCACCTGGCAATCAATCTATAAGTTTCCCAAGAGATACTTTGATGATTTTGATTGCGTGATTGGTGATGAAGCACACCTGTTTAAGTCTAAATCACTTACTGGTATTATGACAAAGCTTCATAATGCGAAGTATAGATTTGGTTTTACTGGAACCCTTGATGGTAGTAAGACACACAAGTGGGTATTAGAAGGTTTGTTTGGTGATTGTGAGCGTGTAACAAAAACTGATGATCTTATTCGTGAAGGACATCTATCTAAATTTAGGATCAAAGTTTTACTTTGTAAACATGCTCCACAATATTTTGATACATATCATGATGAAATTGATTATCTTGTCAATCATAAAGGAAGAAATAATTTAATCAAAAATCTTGTTAAAGATATTGATGGCAATACACTCGTGTTATTCAACTATGTGGAGAAGCATGGAGAACCACTTTTTGATCTAATAAATAACACAATAGATCCCACAAGAAAAATATTCTTTGTTCATGGTGGGACTGACGTTGAAGACAGAGAAGAAGTACGACAAATTACCGAGAGTGAAAACAATGCTGTGATCATTGCTTCATACGGTACTTTCTCAACTGGCATCAACATCAAAAGATTACACAATATTATTTTTGCTTCACCCAGTAAGTCACGTATACGTAATTTACAGTCCATCGGAAGGGTCCTACGTAAAGGTGAAGGAAAGGACATCGCAACCTTATATGATATTGCTGATGATATAGGTGGTCAAAATTATACACTAAAACATCTGAATGAAAGGGTTAATATTTACAACGAAGAAAACTTTAAGTATGAGGTTATTAAAGTAAATTTACGCGCAAGTTAATATGGAAGAAGAATTTTATGCGACACTAAAATTAGTTTCTGGGGAAGAGATAGTAGCAAGGGTTTGCTATCTTCCAGATGAAGACAAACTTATGTTGGATAAACCATTAGCAGTTGAAACAGCAAAACAAAAAAAGGGTCACATGGAAGTGACTGGGTTTACTTTAAAAGAATGGATCTCAGCTACATTTGATGATATGTTTATTATCAAACGAGATCACATTCTTACGATGACAGAATTGGATGAAACAATTGAAGAGTTCTATATAAAAACAGTTCAAAAAATTGAAAGCGCCAAAACGCTAATCGGTAGAGGAAACAAACTTCCCAGAAGAGCTGGTTATCTCGGGTCTATTAAGGAAGTGAAAAAATCTTTAGAAGATATCTATAAGAAAAGTTAAGAGCTCTATTTCCCTTGAACCCCTGACAGAGTTATTGTACTGGGTTTCTGAGGTCATGTCAAGCCCCCTTTACAATTGAACGATACGATGCTATACTTGATACAAATCATGTGAGACAACCGTGACATTCGCAGTAATGACAAGAAAAAAACAGACAGAAAATTACGTCAATAACAAAGAGTTTCTTGCTGCGATCAGTGAGTACCGATCTAAGGTTATTGCTGCGAAGGAAGCTGGTAAACCTCGCCCCCGAGTAACAAACTACTTGGGGGAATGCTTCCTAAAAATTGCCACACATCTTTCTTACAAACCAAACTTTGTCAACTACATGTTCCGTGAGGACATGATTTGTGACGGTATTGAAAACTGCTTACAGTATATTGATAACTTTGATCCAGAGAAATCAACTAACCCGTTTGCCTATTTCACTCAAATTATCTACTACGCTTTTCTCCGCCGTATACAAAAGGAAAAGAAACAGCTTGAAATTAAAGGAAAAATTCTTGAACGATCAGGATATGACGAAGTGATGCACACAGACACATTTGATGGTACAATGTCTGGTATGAACGCTTCCTATTCTGACATGGGAACTATCAAAGAAAGTATTGAAACCCGAATGAACCGATGAATGATTATGAGTGGATTGATGAATGTTTCCGTGTCGAACAGAAACGCTTTGGAACTTGGTCTAGCTACGATAAAGAAGGTAAGGGCATCCTCACCACACTTAGTAAGGAACACCTTATCGCTTCGACCCGTTGGTATCTACGAGCAAAACAAGAAGGGTTCTCTGAACCAACTATTCAATACGATGGAACTGTTGGAGGTAAACTATGAAGATCGCTCTAATTACTGACCAGCATCTTGATGGACGCAAAGGATCTCTGGCATTCTGGAATTACTTTCAGAAGTTTTATGATGAAGTATTTTTTCCTATACTAGAAAAGAAAAAAGTTACTCACATTATTGACCTTGGAGATACATTTGACAATCGTAAGTCAATGGACTTCAATACATTTCATCGTGTGAAGGAGCATTACTTTGACAAACTACAAGGTTACAAAGTTCATATGCTTCTTGGTAATCATTGTACTTATTACAAAAATACCAACCGTATCAACTCACCTGAACTCTTACTGGAACAGTATTCAAACATCCGCATTTATTCTTCACCAGAGCATCTTACAATAGGTAGTAAGAAGTTCCTGATGTTGCCTTGGATCAACGCAGAGAACCGTGATGATGTCTTAAAGCTACTTGAAACTTCTGATGCTGATATTTGTTGCGGTCACCTTGAACTTACTGGATTTGAAGTTACGCCTGGTATGATGATGGATCATGGTATGGATCCAAAACTATTCCATCGTTTCAACCGTGTCTGGTCTGGACATTTTCATCATCGTTCAAAGAAAGGGAATATTCAGTATCTTGGCAATCCTTATCAAATGTATTGGAATGATTACAAGGACACCCGTGGATTTCATATTTACGATACTCAAAGTGATAAACTTGAGTTTATCCCTAACCCGTTCGAGATCTTCGAAAAGATTATCTACGACGACACAAAGGCAGACTACAACAAACAAGATGTGTCTGATTATAAAGACAAGTACATCAAGATCGTCGTTGATGAAAAGAAAGACTACCAAATGTTTGAAACGTTGGTTGATCGTCTTTACAACGTAGGAGTTCATGATGTAAAGATTATTGAAAATCTTGTTGGCGAAGACAGCAAAACCGACATCGAAATGTCCGCAAAAGATACATTAACACTTCTGAATGAGTATATTGATGAAGTAGAAATGACCGTCAGTAAATCAGATCTTAAGACACTTATGAGATCTCTATATATTGAGAGCTGTAACGTTGTCTAATATGTACATCGTAACTTTGGAAGATCACCCAGATGGCGTATACTCTGTCTTTGATGAACAAGAAGACAGAGTAATTCCTATCTTTCAAGAAGAAGATGATGCTGACCGTTACCTTATGATGTTAGAAGAAGACCCAGACTATCCACCAATGCAGATAGTTGAGGTTGACGACCATGTTATAATAGGAGCATGTCAAGAGAGAGGACATAGGTTCTCAATCATAACTCCTGATGACTTTTTGATCCCACCCGATGATTTAGAATGATTATTTTTAAAAAGATCCGATGGAAAAACTTTCTCTCTACTGGGAATGTTTTTAGTGAAGTTGATTTACAAGCAGCAAAAACAAATCTGATCATCGGTTCCAACGGAGCTGGTAAGAGTACCATTTTGGATGCTCTTACTTTTTCTTTGTTTGGCAAACCATTTCGTAAGATCAACAAGCCTCTGCTGGTTAATAGTATCAACGAAAAAGACTGTCTTACCGAAATTGAATTTAGCATCGGCAAGAATGATTACAAAGTGGTTCGTGGGATCAAACCAAACAAATTTGAGATCTATTGTAACGATCAGTTGTGGAACCAAGAAAGCACGGTTGTAGATCAGCAAAAGAACTTCGAACAAAACGTTCTCAAACTGAACTACAAATCATTCACTCAGATTGTAGTGCTTGGTTCTTCAACTTTCGTTCCATTTATGCGTTTGCCTCTGGCACAACGCAGAGAGATCATCGAAGATATCCTTGATATTCAAGTATTCTCTACGATGAATATTCTTCTCAAAGATAAAGTCCGAGAGAATAATGAAGAGATCAAGAACCTTGACTATGAACTTCACCTCCTGGGAGAGAAGATTGATATTCAGAAGAAGTATATGCTTGAACTGGAGAAAAAGACAAAGGAAGAGATTGACCGTAAGCAAAATAAAATTGCTGTATTGTTAGAAGATGAAAACACACAGCATCATGAGATTGCGCGTCTGACTTCTGAAGTCGAAAAACATTCTAAAGAAATGGAAGCACTCTCAAATTCTTCTTCTAAGTTAAAGAAGTTAAACACCTTTCTCTTTAAAATCCAATCAAAACTTTCATCATGTCAAAAAGAACACCAGTTCTTTACTGACAATCATGTGTGTCCTACCTGTACTCAAGACCTGAGTGAAGATTTTAGACAGAGTAAGATTGCTGAGGGAGAGGGTGAATTAAATAATCTCCAGACTGGTATTGAAGATCTGCTAGATGCCATCGCAAAAGAAGAGGAGCGAGAAAATGAATTCGCAAGACTATCAAAAATTATACTTGGCTTCAACTCTTCTATTACTCAAGCGAATTATCAGATTACTTCCATACGAAAAACAATCGGTGATATAGAAACCGAGATTAAAGAACTGGAAGAAACTAACCCAGACAAGAAAGCAGAGTTTGTCAAACTTGAAGGACTTGTTACGAATAAAAAAGATTTGGGCAAGACCTTTGCCGAATACAAGAAAGATCGTGATACACTATTGGTGGCATCGCAGTTGTTGAAAGACAACGGGATCAAGACCAGGATTATCAAAACCTATCTCCCAGCGATGAACCAACTGATCAATCAATATCTTCAGCGTATGGATTTCTATGTGAATTTTACGTTGAATGAGAACTTTGAAGAGATCATCAAATCCAGATATCGTGATGTGTTTTCTTATGATAGTTTCAGCGAAGGAGAGAAAGCTAGGATTGATATTGCTTTGTTGCTTACTTGGAGAGCTATTGCTAAGCTCAAGAATAGCGTGGATACTAACCTCCTTATTCTAGATGAGATCTTTGATAGTTCTTTGGATCAGCAAGGTGGCAGCGATCTCGGTTGGATCCTAAGAAACTTTGATGATAATACAAATGTATATGTCATCAGTCATCGAGAACAACTAGAAGGAAAGTTTGATAGAACAATTACAGCGGTGAAGGAAAAGAATTTCTCCGTCATCCAGCAGACAGTTTCTGAACTGGACTAGGGGTGCCTCTAAGGGGGTGCCCCTTTTGCTATGCTTACCACATCAGCAAAAAACCCATGACCCGCCAAGAAATCAAGGGCAACCTCGCCCGCCTACTCGCTACTGAGAACCTCGTTGTAGAGCACCGTAACTGCCCTACAGCGTGCTTCAACGTTGAGACCCGTGTACTGACCCTCCCGAACTGGGACCGTGCTTCCAGCACCGTATACGATATGCTGGTGGGTCATGAAGTGGGACACGCTCTCTTTACTCCCAACGAAGACTGGACTGCCAAGGTAGATTGCCCCAAAGACTTCATCAACGTGATTGAGGATGCGCGTATCGAGAAGCTGATGAAGCGTAAGTATCCTGGTCTGCGTAAGTCTTTTGCTGGTGGGTATCAAGAACTGAATGCCCAAGATTTCTTTGGCATCAAAGGTGATGATCTGAATACTTATAGTTTGATTGACCGTATCAATCTTCACTTCAAGGTTGGTGCTGGTGCCTTCATTCCTTTCTCTGTTGATGAGCAAGTGTTTGTTGCTCGTACTGAGGAAGCAGAAAGCTTTGATGAAGTGCTCCAGATTGCTGTTGATGTTTATAACTTCAGCAAGCAAGAGAAAGAACTTGAGCAAGTTGATGCTAATGTTAATATTGACCAGACTACTCAAGGTGGGGGTGGTTCCACTCAATTTGGGGGTGATAATGAACCAGAAGAAGGTGATGCTGATGAAGATCAACCTTCTGGTGGCGCTGATCAGCAAGGTCAGCAAACTGGTGGTGCCACTCAACCGAAAGGTGAAGATGCTGATGCTGCTGGTGATGAAGGTGATGAAGAGAGTTCTAAAACTCAAGATGCGTTTGATCGTGCTTCTGAGCGCCTGACTAATACTTTCTCTGGTGGTAATACTTACTATGTTGAGATCCCAGACAGTGTGGTTCTTGATGAGTATGTTGCTGACTGGACTGAAGTCCATGACTGGATTGATGAGCAGCGTGAAGGTCTTAATGATATTCTGCTTGAGACTGCTTACGACGGTGTTGATGCTGACTATCAATCTTTCCGTAAGCAATCTCAGAAAGAAGTAAATTATCTGGTAAAAGAGTTTGAGTGTCGCAAATCTGCTGATGCTTATGCTCGTGCTGGTCAATCCAAGACTGGTGTGCTTGACACTACCAAGATTCACACGTATCTTTACAACGAAGATATCTTCAAGAAAGTTACTGTTCTTCCTGACGGTAAGAACCATGGTCTGCTGTTCCTTCTGGACTGGTCTGGTTCGATGCAGCGTGAGATCTTTGCTACTGTCAAACAGCTTCTGAACCTTACTGCCTTCTGTAAGAAAGTTCAGATCCCGTTTGAGGTGTATGCTTTCACGAACGATTACTTCCCTGTTCGTCGTGCCAAGGAAGGTAAATCTCCGTATGTTTCTAATGATGAATACTTTGCCGCTAATGGTTGCCATGATGGCAAAGTGTATCTCCAGAAAGGTATGTTCCATCTGGTGAATTTTGTTTCTTCTCGTTCTAACGGCAAAGACTATGAGCGTATGTGCCGTAATCTTTTCCGAGAAGCATACACCTATACCTACCACACTTACTATGGTGCCACTACTGGTCTTGGTTTGTCTGGCACTCCTCTGAACGAGGGTATCGTGATGCTCAACTACATCATTCCTCAGTTCAAGAAACAGAACGATCTTCAGAAAGTAAATGTCTGTATTCTTTCTGATGGTGAAGCTTGCCAGACTTCCTATGGTCGTAAGTTGTATGATGAATACCGTGATAGGAACTATGTTCGTCCTCGCCGTCTAGACAACAGCACTTGTTTGCGTGATCGTCAAACTGGTCGTGTCTACAAACCGTTTGAAGGTTGGGATGGTAACACCAATACGTTCATTCAACAACTGCGTGACCGTAATCCTGGCGTGAATGTGTTGGGTTTCCGTATTCTTTCTGGTTCCCAACTCTCCAACTTCGTCTGCTCCTATGCTGACATTGATTATTATGGAGAAGTTCAGAAGCAGTGGAAGAAAGAGAAGTCTGCTATCATCCCGCATCCCAAAGCATTCACCGCTTTGTATGCCATCAGTAACAGTTCTCTTGACGAGAGTTCTGTGTTTGATGTAGAGTCTGGTGCCAACAAGGGTGACATTACCAAAGCATTCAAAAAGATGCTGAATTCTAAAACCACCAACAAAAAACTTCTTAATTCTTTCGTGGAGTATGTCGCATGAACATTTTTGTCACCTCGCCATTTCCTGCCGAGAGTGCCATTTGTTTGCCAGATAAACATATCGTAAAGATGCCACTTGAGTGTTGCCAGATGTTATCCATCGTGGCATCCAAGTGGTATCATAATTATGGTCCTATTCATAAAGCAGATGGTATCGCATATCGCACAGAAAAGGGTGCGTTTCGCAATCACCCATGTACTAAGTGGGCATCTGAAACTATTGATAATGCCTATTGGTTGATTAAGTGGGGCATGAACTTGTGTGATGAATACTCTGTTCGTTATGGTAAGTTTCATTCTTGCTACAACACTTTGCTGGAAGCATATTATCTTTTCCCCAAAGGTAAGATCACAGAGGTGACACCATTTGCTCGTGCGATGCCTGATGAATATAAATTAGACACCAGTATTGACACCTTCACGGCATACAAAATGTATATTGCCAGCAAGCCATGGGTGGCATCCAACTACCTGCGTATGCCACTTCGCAAACCGTCCTGGGTCTGACGCCAAACCGCCCTGCCTGCCCTATACTAAGTACATCAACGAAATGACCCAAATGCCTGCCAAATCTGACGTTACTACCGAGCAACTGACTTCTTATCTGTCCAACAACTTTGGCAACGATATCAACGCCGCTCAGGTTCAGGATGCTTGTGGTGTCTTTGGTATCACTTATGCTACTGCTACCAAGCGACTGCGTGATTTCTATGTGAAGCGTGGCACTTGGAACCTGACTGTTCAGGAGCGACTTGAGCAAACCTATCAAGCTCCTGCTGCTGCTCCTGCTGTTGGTGTTACCGTTCGGGAAGAACAGAACCTTATTCCTACCAAAGATCGTAATTATGTCCCGTTCGGGAACTTCTCGGATGTGAAAAAGATTATCCAATCTGGTCTGTTCTACCCTACTTTCATTACTGGTCTGTCTGGTAACGGTAAGACTTTCTCTGTTGAACAAGCATGTGCTCAACTCAAGCGTGAATTGATCCGTGTGAACATCACTATTGAGACTGACGAGGATGACCTGATCGGTGGTTTCCGTCTTGTCAACGGTGAGACTGTGTGGCATAACGGTCCTGTGATCGAAGCTCTTGAGCGTGGCGCTATTCTTCTTCTTGATGAGGTTGACCTCGCTAGCAATAAGATCCTGTGCCTCCAATCTATCCTTGAAGGCAAAGGTGTCTTCCTGAAGAAGATTGGTAAGTTTGTTCAACCTGCTGCTGGTTTCAACATCTTCGCTACTGCCAATACCAAAGGTAAGGGTTCTGAAGATGGACGCTTCATCGGCACCAACGTTCTGAACGAAGCTTTCCTTGAGCGTTTTGCTCTGACCTTTGAGCAAGACTATCCTACGGTGACTGTTGAGACCAATATTCTCAAGAAAGCAGCTGCTTCTTTGAATATTGATGACGAAGAGTTTTGTGTAAATCTTGCCAACTGGGCAGATATCATCCGTAAAACTTTCAAGGATGGTGGTATTGACGAGGTGATTTCCACCCGCCGTCTGGTTCATATCATCCGTGCCTATGCTATCTGGCAGGATCGTATGAAGTCTATTAAGGTCTGTGTCAATCGTTTTGATGATGAGACCAAGCAATCTTTCATCGAACTGTATGATAAGATTGATGCTAAGGTAGAAACCAAGGAAGAAACTAAGGAGGAAGGTATCCATGTCGAATACGAACTTTGATAAGTTCCACGGGTATGTAAATCATCTTGCCGTCCTTGATGGCGGCAAGACCGTGAAGATCCTAGGTGGCGAGGGTCTGAAGTTATTTGTCAAAGACCTTGACGGCAACGTTCAAGAATGCTACCATAGTAATATTCAAATGATCTGGAACAAGTGAAATGAATTTCAAATATAATGAAGACGCAATCATTAGTGAGTTGCGTGACTACATCGTGAATACCTACAAACAACATTACTCTGCTGGTGATGACAAAATCCAAACGCTGGATCTGATTGAAGCATGTGGTGATGGTGAAGCTTTCTGTCGTAGCAACATCCTGAAGTATGCTTCTCGCTACGATAAGAAAGGTAGTGCTCGCATGGACATCATGAAAGTGCTACACTATGCCGTGCTTCTAATGCATTTCAACGATAAAAACGCTACCCGTGAAGATTACAACCGATGAGTAAAGTAACCCTATCTAAAAAGACTTTTGATGTCCTCAAAAATTTCTCCAGTATCAATTCCTCCATCGTATTCCGACAGGGAAGCACAGTACGCACTATTAGCAATGCGGAGAACATCCTGGCAGCGTTCTCTAGTGAAGAAGTATTCCCTATGGACTTCGCAATTTATGATCTCAGTCAGTTTCTTTCTGGGATCTCTCTGTTTAACAATCCTGAACTGGAGTTTTCATCTAGCGATTTTGTCAGCATCCGTGGCGGTGGTAAGTCTGCTCGCTACTATTTTTCTGATCCTGAAATCACCCTTAAGTCTGCGCCAGAAAAGAATGTAAAGTTTCCTGGTGCTGATATTCAGTTCAACATTACTGGTGAAGATCTGCTTTCACTTCAAAAAGCATCTGCTGTTTATAGTCTTCCTGATCTGACTTTCCAGAGCGAAGACAACCAAATCAAACTCATCCTTCGTGACAAAGAGAATGATACCAGCAATACTTACGAGCAATCCATTTCTGGTGATTGTACTGGCGACTATTCACTGGATGTTAAAATTGAAAACATCCGTCTGTTCCCTGGTGATTATGTTGTCAAAGTATCTAAACATCTGATTTCGGAATGGACAAATCAAAATCTTGACCTTAAATACTACATCGCTTTGGAGCCGTAACTATTGAAACACATTCTTTTTACCCTGAAGGGGTGTGCCGCTGATGATCTAGATGATGAAGGTTTTATCAGAGATATTCTTTATCAAGCATCTATCTGGTGTAAATCTACTTTACTAAGTTTGAAATCACATAAATTTGAACCTCAAGGTGTTACAGCTGTTGCTCTGCTTGCTGAAAGTCATATCAGCATTCACACTTGGCCAGAGAATGGCACAGCAGTTTGTGACATCTTTACTTGTGGAGATCACACTAGACCAGAAGACGGTGTAGAATACATGCGGGCAGAATTAAATGCCACTGATATTGTGAAACAAACTATTTTGAGAGAGTTGGAATGAGTAAAGAGTTTTTGTGGGTTGAGAAGTATCGTCCTTCCATCGTGGAGGATTGTATCCTTCCAGAAAATATCAAAGACGTATTCAAAGGATTTGTCGCACAAGAAGAGATCCCTAACCTTTTACTTACTGGCACTGCTGGTGTCGGAAAGACCACAATTGCCAAAGCATTGTGTAATGAGATCGGGGCATCCTATATTGTCATTAACGGTTCGGACGAGGGGCGCTTCCTCGATACGGTCCGCAACCGTGTCAGGCAATTCGCCACAACTGTCTCATTGACCTCTGGTGCCTCCCACAAGGTCGTCATAATTGACGAGGCAGACAACACCACCAACGACGTTCAACTGTCCCTCAGGACCGCCGTGGAGGAGTTCCATGGCAACTGCCGCTTCATCTTCACTTGTAACTTCATCAACAAGATTATTGAACCTCTCCATTCCCGCTGTACGGTCGTGGATTTCAGGATCAAACCAGACCAGGCAGTTCAACTTCAAGGTGAGTTCTTCACTCGCCTGAAAACTATTCTGACCCACGAACAGGTACAGTATGAAGATAAAGTCCTCGCAAAACTTGTCAAGCGATACTATCCAGACTGGCGCCGACTTATCAACGAATGTCAGCGTTATGCTGCGACTGGCGCTATCAGTTCCGCTATTCTTGTTGATGTCGCTGATGTCAATTTGGATGCTCTACTCACTTCGCTGAAGAAGAAAGAATTTACTACTGTGAAGAACTGGGTTGTTCAGCATCTTGATAATGACCCCAGCATGATGATGCGTAAGGTTTATGACAGTCTGTATGATGTTCTTAAACCAGCTTCTATTCCCGAGGCAGTATTAATCATCGCAAAATATATGCGTGACATCACAATTGTCCCAGATCAGGAAGTAAATATGTTAGCGTGTCTAACAGAACTGATGATGAGTTGTGAATTCAAATGAAAACTTGGATGCTAGCAAATCGTAAAACAAAAGAAGTTTACGAAAGAGATAGATTTTTAGAAGAAGCAGAACAACTTGGAATTGATTTCAAGATTGTCTATGCTGATGAAATTGACCTTATTGTTTCTCGTGATGACAGAAAATCAATCCGTTACCAAAATGAGATCGTTAGCCTCCCAGATGTTCTACTCGCTAGGACAGGCTCTGCTACTGGTAACTATAACTTGTCCGTCTTGCGGCAGTTCGAAAGACTGAATGTTCCTACTTTGCCAAACTCTGATGCGATCATCGCAGCAAAAGATAAGATGTATGCCAATCAGATTTTGGCACAGGCAGGACTTCCTATTCCCAAAACCATGCTTACTCGCTTTCCAAGTGATTGTGATTTAGTTGAAAAACAAGTAGGTTTTCCTTGTGTAGTCAAAGTGATTACTGGATCACATGGAGCTGGGGTCTATCTCTGTGAGAATAAAAAACAATTTGCTGACTTGTCAGAATTGATTTCTGCCCTAGACTTTAAGAACAGTATGATCGTCCAAGAATATGTACAATATACAGAGGGACGTGATCTTCGTGTTATCGTTATTGGTGGCAGGGTCGTTGGTGCTATGCTTCGCCAAAGTACCGATGGATCCTTTAAAGCAAACATATCCCGTGGAGGTAAAGGAGTAGCTTATGATGTTGATGAAAAAATGGAACTACTTGCCATTCAAACAGCAAAAGTTCTTGATCTTGACATCGCTGGTGTTGATCTTCTTTTCCACGAAGATGGATACAGGATCTGTGAAGCAAATTCCTCGCCAGGATTTTACGGTTTCGAGAACGCTTTGGGTATAAACATCCCAGGAAAAATATTTGAATATGCTAAAATGCGTTGTGGTGAATAATGTTTCCAAAAATTAATAAGTGGGACCTATATGATGTCCCAGTAAAGACAACTCCTGATAATGTGAGAGAGGCAAACGAAGCTCTCTTTCGTGCTAGAATGACCCTACCTGCTGCTGCCAAACACTGTGGTATGACGCAGAAGGAAATGAAACTAACGTTCTTTGAGTATCTTAAATATCATGCCCCAGACTATGAAATCCCTGAAAACTCCATTACGTTACCCAGGGGGGAAGAGTAGAGCACTTCCTAAGATCTTTCAATACATGCCTAACCTGAAGAACTTTCATGAGTTTCGGGAACCTTTTATTGGTGGTGGATCTGTAGCACTTGAAGTGACTAAGCGGTATCCTGGCATTCAAATCTGGGTGAATGATCTGTACAATCCTCTATACACTTTCTGGTCTATCCTTCGTGATGAACCAGAAGAATTACATCGTTGTATCAAAGGTTATAAAGAAGATTACGACACTCCAGAACTTGCTCGACAACTCTTCAATGAGATGAAGATTCAACTTAATCATCCTGAAGCAGAAGACTTCTACCGTGCTGTTGCTTTCTACATTATCAATAAGTGTTCTTTCTCTGGTCTGACTGAAAGCTCTTCTTTCTCAGCACAAGCAAGTGTTAGTAACTTCTCTATGAATGGTATCGAGAAGATCCCTGAGTATGGTAAGTTGATCAAAGACTGGTACATCACTAACTGGTCATACGAAGATATGCTGACCGATCAGAAAAATGTATTTGTTTATCTTGATCCTCCTTATGACATTAAGGACAACCTCTATGGGCGTAAGGGATCAATGCACAAAGGATTTGATCACGATAAGTTTGCTGCTGATTGTGATCGCCATCTTTGTCCTCAACTAGTTTCATACAACAATTCCAACCTCGTCAAGGAGCGGTTCCAGGGGTGGACAGTTGGAGAATTTGCACATACCTACACCATGCGGTCGGTTGGGTCGTATACAATAGATCAAGCAGAACGCAAGGAACTCGTCCTTTACAACTATGAAAATTAAAGTTCAACTCTACGTTGCTGGTCGTCTCTTTGATGAGATTGTTGAGGCAGCAAACTACCAGGATGCTCGCCAGACTGCCCTTGCTCGCAATCCTACTGCTAAAGTCGTAAATGTTACTGCTGTATTCAAATAATGTGGCGTCTATGGTGTAAAGCACTCGGGGAAAAAGCATCCGATGATAAACGAGAAGCAGACAACATTGCTCATATACGGACTATTATATTCTGTACTTATTTCATTACTAATTTATTCATTATCGCGGGGGTCGTAAGACACTGGAATGACATACCAACTGAAAGATTACCTATACAGCATCAATCAGTCCAAGAAAAATATTCTTGAAGATGATGTTGATGCTGAGAAAGCATATCCACCTTATATTATTAATCGCTGCCTGAGTTCATTCACAGATACAATCTTGTTTGTGAACGAGATGAACAAGAATTGTCATCTTCCAAAAAAGCTTCAATATGATTTTCTTCTAAATAGTATCAAACCAAGGAAAAGATTTTCTCCTTGGGCGAAAAAAGATTCTATTGATTATCTTGAAGTAGTCAAAGAGTATTATGGTTATAATGACGATAAAGCACTCCAGGCACTCAGGGTTCTCACCAAGGATCAGTTAGATCATATTACAAAGGTACTGAATAAAGGTGGAAGAAAATGAGTGTTGAAACTGAAATCCAGTGGAAGCAAGCTGACATGGTAGAAGTCATTCTGAACGAACCAGATGACTTCTTAAAAGTGAGGGAAACCCTGACAAGAATTGGTGTAGCTTCTCGTAAAGAAAAGAAGATCTATCAATCTTGTCACATTCTGCATAAGCAGGGTAAGTACTATATTGTTCATTTCAAGGAGTTGTTTGCTCTTGATGGAAAGAACACCAATCTTTCACTGAATGATGTACAACGCCGCAATCGTATTATTCAACTGTTGAGTGACTGGGGATTAATTACGATCGTAACTCCAGAAAAGATTGCTGATCTTGCTCCACTAAATCAAATCAAGGTGCTTGCTTTCAAAGAAAAAGATGAATGGACTTTGGAAAGCAAATATAATATTGGAAGAAAAAAATCGGTTGAGTAAACCGTAGTATTCATGGGGGTTTTCATCACCCCCATTTTTTATGCGAAGTGTATAATTATTATTGTGATGCCTTACGGGTCACATGTAAACGTCGCTTTTTAGGACAATGGTAACATTTAATTTAGAAACATATACCCCCTATTCAATTGGTTTTGATGAAACATTCAGAAGACTGGAAGCTATTGCAGGAAATGGATCTAGTTATCCTCCGTACAATGTGGTTAACGGAGACGATGGCAGAACCATACTTGAGGTCGCTCTGGCTGGATTTACAAGTGAAGATATTGAAGTCACGACTGAACGACATCTTCTGACGGTATCAGCAAATAAATCAAAAGAAGATAAAGAACGCAAATATCAGCACAAGGGAATTTCTCAAAGATCATTTACTCGCAACTGGGAAATGTCAGAAGACGTTGAAGTAGAGAGTGTTGAATTTAAAGATGGTTTATTGAGTATTGTGTTGAGGAAAGAACTTCCAGAGAAACAGAAAAGGAAGAAGTGGTTCTAAATATTCGGGGCACTTGACGGTGCCCCTTTTTGATGCTAAACTAATATCAAACATATAATATCCTATGGCAGTATCAATCGTTACACTAAAGACGGGTGATCGTGTCATCACTGAACTTAAAGAAGTCTTCGATGGTGAAGATGATAATAAAAAAGGTATTTGTCTTTTGATGGAAGAACCTTATGTTTTAAGTCTTGATGGCGCCACCCCACAATTTCTAACAGAAGCACATGGTATGGAATATCAGGTTCGCTTTAGTAAGTGGAATCCATATTCTCCAGATACAATGTTTAAAATTCCGTATGATTGTATTATGACAATCAGTAGTCCAGAACCTGGATTACAAAAAGCCTATGAAAATAAAATTACTCAAAAGAGGGAACTAGGAAATGGATCTGAAAACCAATCATAATATTCGTATTGTTACACTAGTAACATCTGAACGCATTCTATGTTTGTTTGGAGAAGTTCGCAGTGAAGAAGATAAAGTGATTGGATACAAATTGGTATATCCTTTTGTTCTAACTCTTTCTGATCCAAATGAAGATGGAACCATTCCAATTTCTTACAAACGTTGGTGTCCATATAGTCCCATCGAAGAACATCGTATTAGCGGAGATCATATTATTAGCGTTGTTTATCCAGATAATAATATCCTTGATAACTATATCAACAAATTATCAGAAGCTGGAATTACAGAAGATCAATTATTTTATGAAGTAAAGGAAGAACAACCAAATGGAGATAGCAGCGAACCTACTGAAGCTGGCGAATGAGTGGATCATCGCGCAGGTCGAAGAGATTGAGGGTGCCACTTCGATAGGTGACCCCGATTGTGTCCTACGCGATCCATACGTGGTAGAATGTGATGGGGAGATCAACCAATGGCCTCCCCATTCAAATGATCGTGAGGTGATCGTTAGGTCTTCTGACATCACCACACTTGTCAATCCAAGCACCAAACTTCTTGCTGCTTATCTACTTAAAGTTGATCCGCCAAAATCTGAATGAAGTTTTATACTAATGTTGAACAAGCTGGCAACCGTTTGCTAGTCCGTGGTTATGAAAATGGCAATCGCTACAGCGTGAAGGTTCCCTTCAACCCCACGCTGTACTTGCCTACAAAGAACTATTCTGAATGGCGCACTCTTGAGGGAGATTGTGTGGAACCACATAAGTTTGGTTCTATTACTGAGGCACGAGATTTTGTAAAGCAATACAAAGAAGTAGAAGACTTTGAGATCTATGGCAATACTAGATTTCTTTATCAATACATTGCTGAAGAACACCCAGAGGAAGAAGTCAAGTTTGACAGCAGTAAGATCCGTGTATTTACGATTGACATTGAAACCGCTGCCGAAAACGGTTTCCCTGACATTGAAACTGCCGATCAGGAGATCCTTGCCATCTCTATCAAAGACAGCTTCACTGGTCGAATTACTGTGTTCGGGGCACGACCATTCAATAACAAAGATCCCATGGTGGACTACATGCATTTCCGCCATGAAGAAAGCATGTTGGGAGCATTCCTCGAATTCTGGCAAGCAAACTTTCCAGATGTGATTACTGGTTGGAACGTACAGTTGTTTGACATGCCGTACATCCACAATCGCATTGATCGTATCCTCGGGGAAAAATTTACAAAGGTTCTTTCTCCATGGAAACTTGTATCAAAGCGTGAGATCTTCATCAAAGGTCGCAAGCAGTTTGCGATTGATACTCTTGGCATCTCCACGCTAGACTATCTTGAGTTGTATAAGAAATTTACTTATACAAATCAGGAGAGTTACCGTTTGGATCATATCTGTAACGTAGAACTTGGTGCCAAGAAACTGGATCACAGTGAGTTTGATACCTTCAAAGAGTTCTATGAGAATGACTGGCAGAAGTTTATTGAATATAACATTCATGACGTTCGCCTGGTGGATCAACTAGACGACAAGATGAAGTTGCTCGAACTTGCGTTCACTATGGCATATGACGCCAAGGTGAATTATGAAGATGTGTTTAGTCAAGTTCGGATGTGGGATAACTACATATATGTGGAGCTATTGAAACGTAAAGTCGCTATTCCTCCCAAGAAAGAAGCAACTAAAACGGAGAAGTATGCGGGGGCATATGTTAAGGAACCGATACCTGGGTTTTACAATTGGGTGGTCAGTTTTGATCTCAATAGTCTGTATCCTCATCTTATTATGCAGTACAACATCTCGCCAGAGACACTCACCGAACGGCGCCATCCCAGCGCAAATGTTGAAGGGTTCCTGAATAAAGAGATTGAACTGGATACTGAGTATTGTGTTGCCGCTAACGGCGCACAGTATCGTAAAGACATTCATGGTTTCCTGCCTCAGATGATGCAGAAAATGTATGATGGTCGTGTCATCTACAAGAAGAAAATGCTTGCTGCCAAACAGCAGTATGAGAAGACACCTACCGTGGAACTCATGAAGGATATTGCCAGATACAATAACATTCAGATGGCAAAGAAGATTTCTCTGAACTCTGCTTATGGTGCTATTGGTAACGAGCACTTCCGTTATTACAAGTTGGCAAATGCTGAAGCGATCACTTTGTCTGGTCAGCTCTCTATCCGTTGGATTGAGAACAAAATGAACCAGTATCTAAATAAGGTGTTGAAGACTGGTGACGTTGATTATGTGATTGCTTCTGATACTGATAGCATCTATCTGTGTCTTGATGCTCTTGTTCAAAATGTCTTTGGTGATAAATTGCCAGAGAAAGCAAAGATTGTTTCTTTTCTGGATAAAGCATGTCAGTCACAGATTGAACCTTTTATTGAAAAGTCCTATCAAGAACTGGCAGATTATGTGAATGCTTATGATCAGAAGATGCAGATGAAACGGGAGAATATTGCCGACCGTGGCATCTGGACAGCAAAGAAGCGTTACATTTTGAATGTATGGGATAGCGAAGGTGTGCGATATGCCGATCCCAAGATGAAAATTATGGGACTTGAAACTGCTAGGTCTTCTACACCAGCATATTTCCGAGACAAATTATATGAAGCCTTCAAAATCATTATCGGCAAAACAAATGATGAACTCATCAGTTTCATCAATGATGTCCGCAATGAAACCAGAAAGCGACCCTACAACGAAGTTGCTTTCCCCAGAGGCGTCAACAATTTGGCAAAGTATAGACACCCCCACGAAATCTACCAGAAGGCAACCCCCATTCATGTAAGGGGAGCACTACTCTATAATCATTACATCAAGAAGTACAATATTGAGAACAAACATCCTCTTATTCAAGAGGGTGAGAAAATCAAGTTCATGTATTTGAAAACTCCTAATCCAATTCATGAGAACTGTATTAGTTTCTTTGGTGACCTTCCCCAGGAGTTTGGACTGGAGAAGTACGTGGATTATCAGACACAATTTGAAAAGTCGTTCCTCGAACCTCTCAAAAATGTGCTACAATGTATTGGATGGACACACGAGAAAAAAATTTCTATCGGGAGTTTCTTTGAATGAATGTCTGGGTTGTGAGTTGGACCAATCATGTTGTAGGGCAGATTGGTCCAGATAACATCAAATGTTTTGACGAGTATGAGACCGCCAGGGCATTTGCTAAACTGATGAGTAACAATTACTCGTATGTAAACATGTATGAAGATGAGGTAAAACAATGGGATTCCTAGATACTATAGTCAAAGAAAGCGGTAATGAGTTTGCTGGTTTTGTTAGCGACGGGGTTGCTGCTGGCGACATTACATCTTACGTTGATACTGGCTCTTATATTTTTAACGCCCTCGTTAGTGGTTCGTTGTTTGGAGGTCTTCCTTCCAACAAGGTTACTGCCCTGGCAGGAGAATCAAGCACGGGAAAGACTTTCTTTGCTCTTTCTGTCGTTCGTAATTTCCTTGCTGCTAATCCTACTGGTGGCGTCATTTACTTTGAAAGTGAATCAGCAATTTCTCGTGACATGATTGAAAGTCGTGGGATTGATTCTAGACGCATGATCATCATGCCTGTGGGAACGATTGAAGAATTCAGGACACAAGCTTGTCGTATCCTCGACAAGTATATGAAAGAACCAAAGGATGAGCGTGTGCCCATGCTATTTGTTCTGGATAGTCTTGGTATGCTTTCCACCAGCAAAGAGATGGAAGATGTTGCCAACGACAAGCAAGTTCGTGACATGACTAAATCGCAACTGATCAAAGGTGCCTTCCGAGTGCTTACCCTGAAACTGGGTCAGGCAAATGTTCCTATGATCGTAACCAACCACACTTATGATGTGATTGGATCCTATGTTCCAACTAAAGAAATGGGTGGTGGAACTGGACTGAAGTATGCCGCTTCCACGATCATCTATCTTGGTAAAAAGAAAGAGAAGGATGGAACGGAAGTTGTTGGTAATATCATCAAGTGTGAAGCTAAAAAATCCCGTCTAACGAAGGAAGGTAGTAAAGTTGAAACCAGACTCTATTTTGATGAACGTGGATTGGATCGCTATTACGGACTACTGGAACTGGGTGAGGAGCACGGAGTATTCACTCGCAAGGGCAATCGTATCGTTGTTGGTGAATCCTCTGTTTATCCTTCCGTTATTCTTGCTGATCCCGAGAAGTACTTTACCGAAGAAGTAATGGCACAACTTGAAGAAGCAGCACGTAAAGAATTCTCCTATGGCAATTGAACGTATCGAAGAAACTATCTTGCGTAATCTTCTCTTCAACGAGGAGTATTACCGCAAGGTAGTTCCCTTTCTAAAAGCAGATTATTTCAACGAATATCATGAACGCATCTTATTTGAAGAGGTTGCTGACTTCGCCAGTAAGTATGACAAAGTACCTACTCAAGAAGTTCTCTCAATCAACCTCCAATCTAGAAACGATCTTACAGAAGACACATTCCAGAGTTCGTTATCTACCCTCAAGTCCCTTGGAGACGAGTGGGTTGATTTCAACTGGCTCCTCGATGCCACAGAAAAGTGGTGTCAAGACAGAGCAATCTATCTCGCTCTCATGCGGTCCATCAAGATCGCAGATGGAGGTGATAAAAAACTATCAAAGGATGCGATCCCCAGTATCTTACAAGAGGCCCTGGCAGTATCGTTTGACGAACACATAGGACACGACTATATTGAACAAGCAGAAGACCGCTATGATTTCTACCACCGCAAAGAAGAAAAGATCCCGTTTGACCTTGATAAATTTAACTTCATTACGAAAGGTGGTCTCCCTAACAAAACTCTCAACATCGCTCTTGCTGGTACGGGCGTCGGGAAGTCTCTATTCATGTGCCATGTGGCTGCTGCCGCCCTCACTCAGAACTACAACGTTCTCTACATTACATGTGAAATGGCAGAGGAGAAAATTGCTGAGCGAATTGACGCAAACCTATTGAATGTAAATGTCAAAGATATTGCTGAACTGCCTGAAGTTCTCTTTACTTCTAAGGTACAAGAGATCGCTAGAAAAACTAGAGGCAAACTTATCATCAAAGAGTACCCAACAGCGTCTGCTCACGTCGGACACTTCAAGGCATTACTCTCAGATCTTTCCTTGAAAAAAGATTTCAAACCTGATATAATCTTTGTGGATTATCTAAACATTTGTGCGAGCGCGAGGTATAAGGGTGCGATTGTTAATTCTTACACGTATGTCAAAGCGATTGCTGAAGAGCTGCGCGGTCTTGCTGTGGAACATAATGTACCAATTGTCTCTGCTACTCAAACTACTCGTAGTGGTTACGGTAATAGTGACCCTGACCTTACCGATACTTCTGAGTCTTTTGGTCTTCCTGCCACTGCTGACTTTATGTTTGCCCTTATCTCTACTGAGGAGCTTGAACAACAAGGTCGCCTCATGGTCAAACAACTTAAAAACCGATACAACGACCCAACTGCCTCTAGAAAATTCATGGTGGGAATTGACAGAGCGAAGATGAAGCTGTATGATGTAGCAGACGATGCTTCCGCTATCAGCATTGATAGTGAAGACCCTGGCGAAGAGTTCGCCCAATTTGCCCAAACCCAAAACCGTTTATCTAAATTTGCTGAGTGGAATGTATGACTATTGATTTTGCCCGTTATGAAAAGTTTGTGGATGCTGTTACTTCAGACGCTTCTACAGACTTTGTTGCCCTTTCTGATCGTCTCGTTGAGCTGGATCGTAAGGGTGCCAATATTGAACGACTGCTTACTGCTGGCGTCGGTATTAATGCTGAAGGTGGTGAGTTTCTTGAGATCATTAAGAAAATGATTTTCCAGGGCAAACCTTTCAACGAAGATAACCGAGAGCATATGATTATTGAACTTGGTGATCTCCTGTGGTATGTTGCTCAAGCAACTCAAGCACTTGGAGTTTCTTTTGAAGAGGTGCTCGAACGAAATGTTAAGAAGCTTGAAAAGCGATATCCTGGTGGTCAGTTTGATATCTACTATAGTGAAAACCGAGAAGAGGGTGACCTCTGATTATCAACCTCCCTCTAAATACTAGCAGGGAGGTTTTTTCTTATGACTAAACAATTAGATTTATCTGGATTTGGTGCTGAATATAAAAAAGCAATTCGTGATATTATGGATACTTTGGGAGATGAAAATTTCTCTTTCTATAATTTTGACGTAACAAAAATTGCCGACCCTACAGGCAGATCAAAAATTTTCTTTGCTCTTAAAGTAATTGTTCCGAGAGCAAAGAGAACAAAAGCAGCATCTATGATCGCGCAAAATGTTGCTAGTAAGGGTTATAGTGCTGTTGATACCAAAGGAACTGGCAACCAATTAGATATTGCTGTTGGCAGTAAAACTTTAAGAATTGATATTAAACCAGAAGGTGGTGGATCAGGAGGAGGAGCTGCTGAAACAGCAAGAAATGAAGCGGCACAATGTCTTTATGCTGCCCTTGCTTTCAATGTATACAGAGGAGAAATAGATGAAGATCATCCCATTTCTTTGAGTGATTTTGAGAAAGCATCAAGAACAATTGATGTTGATGTGCCTTTTGAGCAATTGCTCCCAGATGAATTATCAAGAGAATGGCAAATATCTTCCATCAGAGGAGCAAACAAATTGTGGCAAACCTTTCATAATTCTGGTAAGAATTATATTTTTTGTAGAGGTGGTGGACCAGACGATAAAGAAATTAAAAAAGCATATCAACGGGCTAGAAGAAGCATGATGAAAGATCCCAATGTTAGGGTAATCTTTTCTTCCGAAGATAAATGGAATCCAGCAGATATCTGGATGGTATCATCTACATTCAATCCCAGTGATTTGGATAAGCATAAAACTGTTGACACAATAAACGAATTTATAAAAGAAAAATATGAACAAAGAGAACTAATTGGTGTTTCTCTGAAAAAAATAAAAGGGCCAGCAAAACTAAAAGTTTTGAACTATGATCCAAATGATAAGATGAAAGAACTGGAGGATGTTAAGTGGGGACAATATTGGGTAAAGTTCAAAGATACTAGATTAGTTGGTGGTGAAGATGCTTTCCCGATGGATGTCTATCTTTATTGGAAAAAAGGTGGCGGAGACGCAGATAGATTTCAATCAAGAAATTTTGGTGGGGCATCATCTCCTTCTTGGCAGATAGAAAAGAAAGGAGCATCTGCGGCGCAGGGTCGTTGTGGTGGTGGAAGTATTGTTGAAATTTTAAAATCTCTCGATGTATCTTATACTGGTATTACAACTGGTTGGAACAATAGAACATTTTGGGCTGATTGTAAACCAACAAATAAATCCAAGAAGGATCGTATTAATGATGAACTAGTTGAATTACTTGGTAAATATTGTGGCACAAATACAAAAACAGGATATCCTGGAGATGTACAAGCAAGAGCTGAAGTTGCTAATCAAACTCAATCTTACAGATATAGTAAATTGATGGGTCTTCGGTTATTGGATTGTATTTTAACTTCTGGAAAAGCAGATGAAATTATGAAAGCACTATATTGCTATGCTGGATCTCAAACTGACAAATCATCAGTTCATGTAAAACTTATGGACTGATGGACAGTTTTGGAACTGTCCTGTGCTTCCTCCTAACCAACCAAAATTGTGTATTATAGATAGATGGCAAACATCAAGCAACTCAAGCACTTAGAACACCTTGAAGACGAGATGCTCAACTATGGGGTTGAGGGTTGTGAGGCAGCTGTATCTTTCCTTAAGGAATTGAGAAAGATGTTAGGACAGCAAGAGAGCACTGGGTTTATGCAGACCAAATGGGATGGAGCTCCTTCTGTTGTGTGTGGTGTGGATCCTTTATCTGGAGTATTTTTTGTTGGTACTAAATCAGTATTTAATAAAACTGAACCAAAACTGTGCGCTACAGAAAAAGCAGTTGATTCTTATTATGAAGGTGATCTCGCAGAGAAACTGAAATACTCTTTACGTTATTTCAGTAAGTTGGGCATTAAAGGTGTCATCCAAGGTGACTTACTTTTTACGGATTCTACTAGGCACACGGAGACGGTAGATGGAGAACAACTCTATACATTTAGACCAAACACTATTACTTATGGCATCCCTACTGACCACGATATTGGTAAAGAAGTTGGTAGAGCAAAAATTGGTGTAGTATTTCATACTCACTACACTGGAGATTCGCTCGCAGAAATGCAAGCACGAGCTGGTGCTCCTATCAATACGTTCAACAAAGTTCCTGAAGTAGCGGTGATTGCCAATGATACTCCAATGAATAGAGTGGGGTTTTCTAGGTCAGAAATGGCGCGGTTTGATAGGTATGTTGCTAAGATTGAACGTATGTCTCAGTTATGTGGAGACTTCTTGGACGATCTTGTTAGTAACTTTGGAACTACAGGAGATGCTAAGTTTCACATCTCTTCTTATCTAAAACAGTTCTTCAACAGTGAGATCAAGAATGCTCGTAGTATCAGTAACATTGATGAGACTATCAACGAGTTAGTAAATTTCTATCATGATAAGATGAGTAAAGAACTTGCCAAGATCAAGACAGTTGATAACTTGACAAAGAAACGTAATCTTGTTTACAAGAGTGAGAACTATCTTCTTGATAATGTTTATAAATTCAAGACCATGATTGCTCTATACAAAGAACTACAAGCAGTCAAACAAATGGTTATAGATAAGTTAGACCATCTTGAAGAGTTTAGAACTTTTGTTCAGACCGAGAAAGGATATAAGGTCACAACTCCTGAAGGATATGTTCTTCATAAAGACGGTAGTATGATTAAGTTTGTCAATCGTCTGGAGTTTGCTTACAACAACTTCACTCTACAAAAGCAATGGCGATAGGAAAGACTTGCTACTTTACGTTTGGTAGGTTCCAACCACCAACGACTGGACACAAAGAAAACTTTGATGGTGTAAAGCAAGCAGCTGGCCAGCATGACTATCGCATCTACATCTCACAAACTGTAGATACGAAAGGCACTAATCCTTTGCCACCAGATGTGAAGCTTAGTTACATGAACAAGATGTTTCCAGAACATAAAGGTAAAATACATTCTGGTCCTAAACAACCAGTCGAAATTTTACAAGACCTAATGCTAGCAGGATATGATGAAGTGGTATTTCTTGTGGGGTCTGATCGGGTCAGCGCCATGCAATTCCTCCATAAATACAACGGAAAAGACTTTTCTTTCAGAAACATTGAGATCCAATCTTCTGGAAGTAGAGATGCTGACGGTGATACATTCGCCATCTCAGGGACAAAAATGAGGAGAGCAGCATTTGCTGGCGACTTCAAAACATTTCGTTCTGGTATTCCTAGAGCTTTGAACGATAAAGAATGTATGAATTTGATGAACGAAATCAAGAGTAGGTTACCAAAAACATTTAAATGAAAGACTTTAAGAAACTACGTGAAGAAGCCCTGCGTCAACAGCAAAGACAGCAGGAAGTTTTCAAAGAAGGTGATACTGTAATGTCTTCACGCAACGGTGAGAAAGGAACCATTCATCGTGTTGGTGGAAACTATGCCATCATCATTACAGAAGATGGTGAGATGTTCCGAGAGTGGATCAAGAATATCAGGACTATAAATAATACGAGAAGAACTTTACCATAAAGATGAAGTACCAGAAACCAATTAATTCAATTCAAAACAGCGACGAGTTTTCATCTAATTTGATGGAAGCATACGGCAGGTGGATGGGAGGTGATTGCTTCCAGAATACTCAACCAGTAGATCTTCACCTTGTTGAAGCATTTGATGGTATGGATCCTCAATCACACGGCGCAGAGATTGAGCACACTACCACCAAGAAAAAGACTGCCAAGAAAGAAAGTCCAAAGGCACAGTTGGCAACCAAGGAAGAGTATGAGGTTCTAGAAACTGAAGAGTACGAAATTGATGGTGTCATCTATGTTCTTGAGAAAGTCAAGATGGATGGCAAAGATGACAACGGTTTCAAAACTTGCTGGAAAGGATATAAGAAGCAAGGTACTAAGGTAAAGGGTGATAAGGAAGTCAATAACTGCGTCAAGGCTGGTCTTGAGTATGAAGGTGAGGAAGACCTTGCTGAGGTTGCCCCTCCTGGTGCTAAGTCGGAGCGTATGGTCAAGCACATCAAGAAATCATATTCTAAAGATGGTGAGCTAACCGATAAAGAAAAGTCAATTGCTTATGCTACTGCTTGGAAGCATAAGAACAAGATGAAGAAGGAAGAAGTTGAACTTTCTGAGAAGATGGATCCTGTCGGCAAGGAAGATGGAGATATTGATAACGACGGTGATAAGGATAAGTCAGATAAGTACCTACATGCTCGTCGTAAGAAGATCAGCAAAATCATGGCGATGAAGAAAAAGTCATGAAATCCTTTAGACAGTTCTGCGAAGAGTGCGGTTGCGAAAAGAAAGAACGTAAAGGTAAGAAGAAAGCAACTGTTGAAGTGATGCCAACTGTTAAGGATGGTGTCAAGGGTATGACCACAAAAGTTACCAACGAAAACTTTGCTGGTAACTATCCTGGACCACTCTATGCTCCTCACCCAGATATCAAAAGAGAAAACTATGATAAGGGTGAGTATGATTATGAAGGAGATATGGCAAAGACCCAACTAAAAGGTATTGCTAGAAATGCTCAAGAACTTCATGATATGCTACAACCTGCTGACAATCTACCAGAGTGGGTACAATCCAAGATAACCCTTGCGGCGGATTACATCCAGACGGCAAACGATTACATGAAGAGTAAGGGTTGATAAATAGCTCTGTTCCATTCAGAGTAGAACCATGGGCGCAGTAGTAGCGGTTGTAAAACCAATTCTTCTTCAGATTGCTACACATCCAGCAGTAAAGAACCTTGTTCTTGAACTTCTTGGTAAGTATGTAAAATCAACGGACAACAGTATTGATGATGTAGTTTATGAATTAGTTAAAGATAAACTTTTTAAACCACAGGCATGATTACCTGCTTAGTAACTAACTGGGGTGTAACCATAGTCCTAGGTCTTCTGCTAACTGCTTCTGAGTGGTTGGCAAAAACAAAAAGATTTGAGGAAAATGGATTGCTAGATTTAATTACAAATTTCTTAAAAATTCTATTGCGTAAGGGAGACCATAAATAGGGTCTCCCTTTTTTATAAATAAATTTTAGAAATCGGTAAATATTTGGAGTGTATCCATGACCCTGTATAGTCGCGCTGAAACAAACGCACAAAGCTTGACAGTCCTAAACACCACAGAGAAGAACTCTGTTGATAAGTATGACTGGGATAATACCCTGATTGTTGATGGTGACAGCACAGTTGCTGGTGCTCAGGGTTATGCTACTGCTGCTCGCAGAACTGTTTATATTGATGACGTAGAAGCAACCCTTGCTGAAAACAGAGAGCGTGGTTTAACTGCTCCTGGTTGGTGGGAGTATATGACTTATGTTGATTCTGATGGTAAGACCCGCCACAAAGCACAGCACCTAGTAGCATTCAAAGATGCTCCTGTTAATACTGCTGACCTTGATGACGTTGTTGCTGCTGACGTAGCATCTGCTATCACTATCTCGGTACAACCTGCTAACCAGTCAACACAAACACCTGCTGGTGGAATTCTTACTGTTACTCGCGCAGGAACAGCAGCATCTGGTACAGCTTCATACACGGGAGTAACTGGTACGGCTTCTGGTTCTGGAACTAACGCTACATTTACTGTAGCAAGAGCTGGTGGAGTTTACACTGTAACAGTAACCGCCGCTGGTTCTGGTTATGCTGCTTCTGAAACTATCACTATTCTTGGTAGTGCTCTGGGTGGTGTTGATACAACCAACGATCTTACAATTACAGTTGCTACTGTTGCTACTGCTGCTGCTACATTCTCGGTTACTGCTGCTGCTTCAACTGGTTCTCTTACTTACCAATGGCAGCGTAAGACAAGCAGCACCGCTCGCTGGACAAATGTTTCTGGTGCTACGAGTTCTTCACTCGCTCTCACTGGACTTACCACAGCAGCTAATGGTTATGAGTATCGTGTCAAACTTACATCATCTGCTGGTGCCGAAGAAGTTATCTCTGACGCAGCAACACTAACAGTAACTGCGGCATGATCTAAATGAACATTAGTGAATTGAACCATGAGAATTGGTTATTCTTTGCCATTCAAAACTACAACAACCCGTCGTCAGTAACTTATAGTGATTTTGAAGAAGACTTAAAACGCTTCAAATATATTAAAAGATTACTCAAGAGATACGAAACGACGGGTGAATTGAAAACCCATCTCATTCTAAATCATGTGATTGTACTTTATAATGTGTTTGATGACGCAGCAACACCGCTGCTTTTTTATAAAACTGAAGCAACTTACTGGCCTCAAATCAAGGCATTCATGTTGTTTCTAAATAGATTACCATCTTCTCTTACTAAGGATTTTGACCAGGAATGTCTGAAAAGTCTGAACCTAATATGAATGAAATGATGAATGTTGCTGGATCTGGTGAAGGTCTAGCACTACCACCCGCTTTTGTTATGGTAAATCCAAGACAAAATCGTAAGTATAAAAAATCTGAGAAAGTAGATGGTCGCACCAAAGGTGCTCGTGCTCTTTTCAATCGTATCCAACGCAGAAAAATGAAAGAAGAATTAGAAACACAAATTGATGAGGCGCTTGTGTCCGATACTGAAAGGGCGCAGAAGCAAATCCAGCAACAGAAAAAACTCAATCGCTCAAAAGATCTTCAGAAGAAGCGCAAGGAAGCGAAAGAGAAGATGATGAACAAGACAAGAGAGATGGACACTCTCATGAAAGCTCGTCTCTCTGACTTCAAAAAGAAGGCATCAGAGCAGCAGAAAAAAGTTCAAAAAAACTCAGTTGAATTTGAAGGTAATGTTATGATGGAAGGACAAGATGTAATCCAAGTTGCTCTCGATGTAGCAACTTCTGAACTCAACCCAAGCGGCGAAGCATCATTCGCAAAGATCCAATTTGCTGACGGCGGTGTTCAGAACCTAGACAATTTCTCAGCAAAGCGCATCGCTGCTTGTTATGCTCAACTTGATGATGAGCACAAGCAACAGTTCCAGTATCTGCTAAACAAAGATGCGTCATCTTATCAGGCAGCACTGAACTTCGCAGTTCGTAACGTCTGATAGAGGAAGTCATGTTCGGATTTGGCAGAGATCTAGAAATATTAGAAGCAAAATTTCAAATATATGAAGATCTCTCCAAAGAGATGCTTGACAAACTTGAAAGAGCAGTAGATAAAATTAGTGAGAGCAACCAGAACGTTGCTCTTATCCTAGAGCGTCATGAGAATAGACTAGAACAGAATGACCGAAATGATAATGCGATCATGGAACTAATCAGAGATATCAAAGATCGTATTGAGAAAGTAGAAAACAGAGTAAATGATCTTGCCACGTTTAGGTGGATCTCTGTTGGTATTGGCACCGCAGCAGTCTTTATTATTGGTTCTGCCACGTTCTTCGGAAACATCTTGACAGTCGGGAACAACGGTGCTACCATAGGTGGAGGTACGCCAGCACAAACTAAGTGAGTTCTTTTATTGATGTAAAATATATCCAACTAGTGTCTTCGCGCCTAGTTCTCTTTGCCCGCAAGAAGGCAGACCTGTATAACTTCAGGTGCCCATATTGTGGAGATAGTCAGAAGCGTAGGAACAAAGCACGAGGATATCTCTTCAAGGTAAAGAATGACTTTGTGTTTAAGTGTCACAACTGTGGCATGGGTAGAACCCTGGCGAACTTCATCAAGGACCAAGATACTTTCCTTCATGATCAATATGTCATGGAGAAATTTAAAGATGGTAAAACTGGCAAAGGGACTACAGTTCCAAACCCAGTCTTCAATTTTCAGGAACCAAAGTTTTTCAGCAAACCTGAAAATTCCATTGGTCTTAAAAAAGTATCAGACCTAAATATTTCTCACCCAGCGAGAGAATATCTTGAGCAACGAGGCATCAAAGATCTAGATTACTTTTATTACTGTCCAAAGTTCAAAGAATGGACAAACAACCAAAAGAAAATCTTTGATAATCTTAAACAAGATAGTCCCAGGATTATCATTCCATTCAAAGACAAAGAAGGCAACCTTTTCGGATACCAAGGCAGATCGCTAGCCCCAAAGGCAAAGATTAGATACATTACGATCATGCTGGACGAGGAACAACCCAAGATCTTTGGATTAGACAGAATTAATACAACCGAACCAGTTTATATTGTAGAGGGACCATTTGATGCGACGTTCATTAAAAACTCTGTTGCTATGGCTGGGTCCGATGCTGATATTAGGACGTTTGGTTGGAGCAATTATATTTGGATTTTTGATAATGAACCACGTAACAGAGAGATCGTCGCCAGGATCTCCAAAGTCATTGACCGAGGAGACAAGGTAGTATTGTGGCCAAGTAAAATCAAAGAGAAAGATATTAACGACATGTTCCTTGCTGGACATGATGTTCAAAGTCTGGTAGAATGTAATGTCTACAGTGGTTTAGAAGCAAAACTTAAATTTAACGATTGGAAGAAAGTATGACAAACGGACATGGTATCAAAGTTCGCAAGCGCAGCGGGTCTGTGGAACCCCTCAACCTCGATAAGATCCACAAGATGGTGGAGGAGGCTTGCGAGGGTCTAGGGAGCGGTGTGAGCGCCTCTCAGGTGGAGATGAACTCGGGTCTCCAGTTCTTTGACGGGATCGAGACGAAGGACATCCAGGAGATCCTGGTGCGCTCTGCGAGCGACCTTATCAGCCTGGAGAACCCCAACTATCAATTCGTTGCTGCTCGCCTGCTGCTGTTCGGACTTCGCAAGCAGGTGTTTGGATCTGATTGGGTGAATGGGCATCCTACTGTTCTGGACCATGCTTTTAAGTGTGCCACGAACGGTGTCTATGACAAAGAAGTTCTTGGTAAATATACTAAGGAAGAGTGGGACAAGATTGACAGCTTTATTGATCATGACCGTGATTTTCTATTCACTTATGCTGGTCTTCGTCAGATCGTTGATAAGTACCTAGTACAAGATAGGAGCACAGGTGCGGTTTATGAAACCCCACAATACATGTACATGATGATTGCTGCGACCTTGTTCCAAAACTATACAAAGGATCGTCTAGAATATGTCAGGAGATACTACAACGCAATCTCAAAGCACAAAATCAACATCCCAACGCCAATCATGGCAGGAGTGCGAACACCACTTAGACAATTTGCTAGTTGTGTTCTTGTTGATGTTGATGACACCCTCGATAGTATCTTTAGCTCTGATATGGCTATTGGCAGATATGTCTCACAGAGGGCGGGTATCGGCATCAACGCAGGTCGCATCCGTGGCATCAACAGTAAAATCAGAGGGGGAGAAGTTACGCATACTGGCGTTATACCGTTTCTCAAAAAGTTTGAAGCGACTGTCAGATGTTGTACGCAAAATGGCATACGAGGTGGATCCGCGACAGTACATTTCCCAATCTGGCACAGAGAAATAGAAGATATCCTAGTACTAAAGAATAATAAAGGAACTGAAGATAACCGTGTTCGTAAGTTAGACTACTCTATTCAAATTAGCAAACTGTTCTATGAACGTTTCATCCAAGACGCAGAAATCTCACTCTTCTCACCACACGACGTTCCTGGTCTGTATGATGCTTTTGGGACTGATAGATTTGACGATTTGTATGTGGATTACGAACGAGATACAACTGTTCCACGAAAAACTATTGGAGCTCAAGAACTCATTCTGGACCTCCTGAAGGAGCGAGCAGAGACTGGTCGTGTTTATATCATGAATATTGATCATTGTAACTCTCACTCTTCCTTCCTTGACAAAGTAAATATGTCAAACCTCTGTCAGGAGATCACACTTCCTACAGACCCTATCCAACATATTGATGGTGAAGGTGAGATTGCCCTGTGTATTCTTTCTGCTATCAACGTGGGTAAGATACATAAACTGGATGACCTTGAAGAACTTTGTGATCTTGCTGTTCGTGGATTGGAAGAACTGATTGATTATCAGCAATATCCAGTAAAGGCAGCAAGACTTTCAACTCTCAATCGTCGTTCTTTGGGTATCGGTTATATCGGTCTAGCACATTATCTCGCAAAGCAAGGAGAACACTATGATGATCCACGAGCCTGGCAACTCGTCCATGACCTTACTGAAGCTTTCCAGTACTATCTCCTCAAGTCTTCCAACGCAATCGCTAAGGAGAAGGGCGCCTGTGGATACTTCAATCGAACCAAGTATTCTCAAGGCATCTTGCCAATTGATACCTACAAGCGAGATGTTGATGAACTCTGCGACCCCACGTTGAAATATGATTGGGAAACTCTACGTTCCGAGATACAAACATTTGGACTACGACATTCAACGTTGTCCGCACAAATGCCATCGGAAAGCAGTTCCGTTGTGTCAAACGCAACCAACGGAATTGAACCCCCTAGAGATTACTTGTCCGTTAAGAAGTCGAAGAAGGGTCCTCTCAAGCAAGTTGTTCCCCAGTATCAAACTCTTAAGAACAACTATACGCTTCTTTGGGATATGCCTGACAATACTGGTTATATCAATATTGTTGCTGTTATGCAAAAGTTCTTTGATCAAGCGATATCTGGAAACTGGTCGTATAATCCAGAAAATTATGCCGATAATGAAGTTCCTGTGTCGGTGATGGCTCAAGACTTCCTCAATACTTACAAGTACGGATGGAAGACATCTTACTATCAGAATACATACGATATCAAACAAGACGAACCAATTACTCAAGAACAAAAGAAAAGCATAGAAGATTTACTCAACGATATTTTCAGCACGGAGGAAGAAGACTGTGACAGTTGTAAGATTTAGAACTAACGATAATCACATGAACGTAGAAGGAATGACAGTATTCAATACTAACAAAGTAGATAATACTAAACAAAAAATGTTCTTTGGACCCCCTCTTGGGGTCCAACGTTACGATAAGTTTAAGTATCCTGTGTTTGATAAACTGACACAGCAACAACTTGGATACTTTTGGAGACCTGAAGAGGTCTCCCTTCAGAAAGATCGTGCTGATTATCAAACTCTAAACGCAGCACAAAAGCACATCTTTACTTCTAATCTGAAGTATCAAATCCTTCTCGATAGTGTTCAGGGTCGTGGTCCTGGTATGGCTTTCATGCCATACTGTTCCCTTCCTGAACTAGAAGGTGCTATGAATATCTGGCAGACTATGGAGATGGTCCATAGTCGTTCTTATACACATATTATAAAAAATGTGTATGCTGATCCGTCTGAGGTGTTTGATACAATCCTTGAGGATGACAAGATCCTTCAACGTGCTCGTTCTGTAACTCGTTCATATGATGAATTCCTCCAAGCAGCAACAGAATGGGGAGCAGGAAACCAGTGGCGGCATGAATTGGAAGGAACACCAGCAGCAAAAGAAACATTGTATGACCTCAAAAGAAAACTATATCGAGCGGTTGCTAACGTATATATCCTCGAAGGAATTCGGTTCTACGTATCGTTTGCCTGCTCTTTCGCTTTTGGTGAACTTAAACTCTTGGAAGGAAGTGCCAAAATCATCGGACTTATCGCAAGAGACGAAAGCCAACACATGACAATCACTCAGAACATTCTAAACAAATGGAAGGAGGGTGATGATCCTGACATGGTGGAAATTGCCAAGGAAGAAGAAGAGAACGTCTATCAGATGTTCCGTGATTGTGTTGATGAAGAGAAACTCTGGGCAGAATATCTGTTCAAGGATGGATCTATCATCGGTCTAAATGATAAACTACTTGCTAAGTATGTTGAATGGACTGCTAATCGTCGTCTCAAGTCTATTGGTCTCAAGGCAATCTTTGATACTCCTATTACAAACAATCCTCTGCCATGGACAGAACATTGGTTGTCTTCTAAGGGAATGCAAGTTGCTCCTCAAGAGACGGAGGTTGAGAGTTATTTAATTGGGAGCATTAAACAAGATGTTAAGAAAGATACTTTCGCTGGTTTTAAACTGTGAGAAAAAGAGAGATAGAAAAACTGGAGAAACTTCTAAAGGAGGGTCCGAAGAGTCTATCTCAAGCGTGGATACTCGCCGCCCTCAAGCGAAAATTCCAGACCCCTGGTACAACTGAATAGATAAATACCTCCGTGATGGAGGTTTTTTATTATGAAGGTACAGTCAGCAAAAGCAAAAGGTCGTCGTCTCCAACAGTGGGTCAGAGAAAAACTGATTGAGATGCTTGAAGTTCATCCAGAAGATATTGAAAGTAGATCTATGGGTGCTGGTGGTGAGGATCTCATCATGGCTCGTGCTGCCAGATCAAAATTTCCACATAGTATTGAGTGTAAAAATGTGGAGAAGCTAAATATCTGGGATGCCTATGAGCAGGCATCGGCCAACTGCGGTGACTATGAACCTCTCGTTGTTATTAAAAAGAATGGTAAAAAACCATTGGCAGTTATAGACGCAGAGTATTTCATTAGTTTATTCGGAGACAGAAAATGACGTTAGATCTTCATAACTTTTTCAAGTATTATGATGATGGTAATTCAAACCATGTGGCAGCAGTTCAGTGGTTAGAAGATAACCTACCAGAACAGTTCATGGATGACGCAGAGACTGATTGGATTGGTATTTTTAGAACAAAACCACCCACTCCAGCAGTACTCGATGTTCCATACTTTAACCAAGTAGATAACTACAGAGATGCACATAGAACTTGTAACAGTTCATCGTGCGCTATGTGTCTTGCTTTCCTCAAGCCAGGCAGTATCAAGGGCGATGATGAATATGTCAAGAAAGTGTTTGCTATTGGTGACACAACTGACCATGCCGTACAGACGAAAGTTCTCGCAGGTTATGGTATTAAGTCACACTTTAGCTATAATCTTTCTTTTGCTGACATTGATAAGAGCCTTGATAGAGGCAAACCCGTTGTTATTGGTATTCTCCACAGGGGTTCTTTATCTGCTCCTACTGGTGGGCACATGTGTGTAGTGATTGGTAAGACACCAGATGGCAAGGGATATTATGTTAATGATCCATATGGTTCTCTCAACGATAACTATACTGGTCCAGTAACAAATGGTAAGAAGACCATTTACACCAAAGCAGTTCTCAAGCATCGCTGGTGCCCAGGTGGCAACGATGGTTGGGGTCGTATTTTTGACTGATAATAAAGGAGAACAACAATGGCAAGAGTAGATTTACACAATTTCTTCAAATTCTATGATGAGAAGAACCCCAACCATGTGAAAGCAGTTCAGTGGTTGGAAGATAACCTCCCAGTCAAGTTCCTTGAGGACAATGTAGATTGGGCGGAAATTTACAGAGGAAAAAAGACTAGTGCTGGATCAGCCCCTGCTGCTCCAGCTGCTTCTGCTCCAGTAGCGGGCGGCGATGACATGCCTATGATGGGCATTAAGTTAATCAAAGAGTTTGAAGGATGCCATCTCAAGGCATATCCAGATCCTCTAACTGGTGGTCTGCCAATCACTATTGGTTGGGGATCTACCCGTAAGAAGGATGGTTCAGCATTCAAACTTGGTGATCAAATCACTCAACAAGAAGCAGATGATCTGCTAATCAGTCAGTGTAAGAACCAGTTTCTTCCTGCCCTTCGTAAGATCCCACATTGGAATGAAATGTCAGATGGAAAAAGAGGCGCTCTGCTCAGCTTTGCTTATAATCTCGGCGCTGGTTTCTACGGTGGCGATAACTTTAATACTATTACTAAACGCCTGAAGAATAAAGAGTGGGACCTAGTGCCCGATGCTCTCTATCTCTACAGAAATCCTGGATCTAATGTAGAAGCAGGACTTGCTCGTAGAAGAAAAGCAGAAGGTGATGCTTGGAAGAAGGGTTGACACCCAGCTAAATAAGTGATATCATGAAGACCCACCCCTAAAAAGGTGGGTCTCACATTATGAGAAGGTGATGTGACAATTTGTGCCCAGGAGATTGCCCCTTGAGAAAGGGGAAGTGCGCTTTCTCTATTGGGATGTAGAGTTCAATAACTATTAATGCCAAACACTTTTACACTTGTAGCCCTGCCCCTTTTGGCAACGGTTACAACCACCTCGGCAACACTGCCCGTGTTTCCACCTCCTCCTGTTCAGGGTCCTCCCCCATTTGCTATTATCAAGGAGTTTGAAACAAAGACAGCGACCAAAGCGGTTGCTCCCGAAAAACCAAAAGAGAAAAGGCTAATTTGTAAGGGGTGTTCTGACAACGAGAACATTGCTCTCAATTATTTCCAGGACGCTGGAATTAAAGACAGAAACGCCCTTGCTACTATTCTAGGTAATATTAGACAAGAATCTACATTCGTGCCTAATATTTGCGAAGGTGGTAGCAGGACCAGTTATCATGGCTGCCGTTTAGGTGGTTATGGTCTGATCCAATGGACATCTGCCGATCGTTATCATGGATTGGGTGATTTTGCTAAGAGGTATGGTGGTTCTCCATCAACACTTCCTACGCAACTTCGTTATCTAACGACTGAGGTTCAATGGAAACGAATTGAAAACAGGATGAAAACTCCTGGTAAATCTATCAATCGTTACATGGACTATGCGTATAGTTGGATTGGCTGGGGCATTCATGGTGCTCGTACATCATATGCCCATGATTATGCTTCCAGACTGATCACGGTAGAAGTTTGACAAACTGAATAAATAGGGGGGTGCTGATCTCTCGGGGGCGGCGCCCCCCCCCCCCCGG